CCTGCCTACGCTCAAGTAGGAGACTATAAACTTACTATGGACATTTCTAATCAGTACATAGCAGATGCTTCGGTAAGAGAAAGACAGGGGGGTATGCCAGGATATCAAAAAATGACTGCAAAATCAATATCAATTTATGATGCCAACACCAACGCTCTCTTATCAACTGTAAATACCGTTGGAGGACAGCCTGTTGCATCTTACACTGTAAATAGTTATAATAATGACGAAATTATGAGAAATTACGATAACGATTACGCAGTACAATTTAGTTCGAACTTCTTTAATGATTTTGGCGAGGCAATAGTCGAAGAATTTGAAACAAACCAATAATATTTATATAATATGTCTAATCCCAATGTTAAGATAGTAACTCCACAAGATGGGGGCATTACGCAACAAGGAGGCAAAAAACAATTTGTTCCAGGGGCAAATAGTTTATATGAGTCTGCAACTAACTTTGCAAATCAAGTAGTATCTCCTGATGAGGGGTTACTAGGTCAAGCAAAAGGAGTATACATAGGAGCTAAAGACCTTTCTGGAAGAAGGCTATATGAAAAAGACCCTAGAGGTACAGGATATGTTTCTCGATATAAGAATGGGTTTTTACCTAATTTTGATAATGAAGACCTATATGGCCAAAACCAGTCTACTTGGGAAAAGCTAGGCAACGGTCTTACAGGTATGTACACCTTAGCAGGTAACGCTTTTACTAACTACTTTTCACAGTATGGAAGAGATGCTAAAGCTGTTGTAGAACTTGCTACAGGTGGGGATGCTTTCGGGGCAGCGTGGAGGGATGCTTCTGCAGCAAATGCGGCAAAAACTTCGGCTTCGGTTGATATATATCAACCTATTTACCAGACTAAAGAAATGAGAGAGTATGAAGCTGAAAATAAAGGCTTCTTCGGGGCAGTAGGAAAATACGTACCGCTTGTGTCCCCCAATTCTTCAGCCTATTGGGCGCAGCTAATGCAAAACTTTGGTTACACATACGGTACTATTGGGGCATATGTAGCAGAGTCAGCTGCTCTAGGAGCAATAACTGCAGAGTTAGGAGGAGCAGGAGGATTTGCAAACTTAGCGGCCAAAGCACCTAAATTAGTTAATATACTTAAAGGTATATATGGTACTACTAGAGCTGTTGATAAGGCTTCTGATGCAAGTAAAGCTCTCACTACTACCAGAGCTGTTGCTTCGGCACTAGACATGGGTAGAGATGTTAAGTCTTTAGAAAAAGGAATTTATACAGTCGCTAGAAACACAATAGGGGGTGCAGCCGATGATTTAGCAAGAGGCGTTACAAAAGCAGACAAAGGGAAAGACATTGCAAAAACATTAGAAGGCATAGAGGATTTATCTCAAGCTGCTGATTTAACTTTTTCACAAAGAGCACACAATGCTCTTAAAAAGCTTCCTACTTACGCTCGTCAATTGCACGCTGCAAACGCAGAGGCAGCATTAGAAGCTAATATGGCTTCAGCAGAGTTTGAACTTTCACAGTACGAAAAATATGGTGGAATAACTTTTACTCCCGATGACGTTCGTGAAAAAATTGCTACAAATTCTAATAAAGTAGGAAATGCTACCTTTGGTATTAACGTCCCAGTCCTTATGGCTTCCAACGTAATGACTCTGAATAATTTATTTAGAGGAGGCAGCCTTACAAGTGTTTTCAAAAGTGGGCAAGGTAAGTTCGCAAAAGAAGCCATACAAAGACAGGGTAAATTCTATACTCATAAGCAATTAGTAAAAGAAGGACTAGCTACTCCCAAAGACAGGCTAATAAACTACACAAAGTATTTAGAAAGACTTAATATTCAGGAAGGTCTTGAAGAGGTCGCTCAAGGTGTGGGCTCAAGAGCTGCCCAAAATTACTATGACTTAGATAATAGTGGTAGCGGTAAATACATCAAATCATTGTCAGGAGCGATAGGCCAAGAGCTTGTTGATTCTTTTGATAGTGGAGAAGGTTATGATGAACTAGTATCAGGTATGTTTTCTGGTATGGGAATGGCTACCATTACTAGTGGTAAAAATAGAATTACAGGACAAACAGCTAGAGAACAACAACAGCAAAAAGCAGTTATTGATTCTCTTAACAATACAGTACAAAATTATTTCAATGAAACTATTGTAAATAGTCCTAAAACAAGAAATGCAGCCCAGCAGTTAAATTCTGCTATGGGTATGGTTGATGCAGGAGAGAATAATCAAGAGCTTAACGCTAAAGACCACCGACAAGATGCTAAGTTCTCTTTCTTTGCAATGGCTAGAAAAACAGGCCTCCTTAATGAGATGGTAGATGCCTTTGAGTACCAAGCTAATGAGGCAGTTACACAAGACCCTGCTATGTTACAAGAGTTAACAGGGGGAGAAACAATGGCTGAAATTTCAGCTAACTTAAAATCAGAAGGACAAAAGTACGATAAGATACTTACCAACATCGAAAAAAATACTCAAAAAACTTTTGATGGTCTCACTGAGAATATAGACAGAGCAGCTTACAGAGTGGCTCAAGAAAAAATGGCTGAAATCTATATGAATGGCGAAAACGCCTATAATAGAGCTCAAAAGATGAGAGAGTCATTGAAGGAGAGTGCAGCTCAAACTGAAAGAGGTGCTCAACTACAAGAAGTCATTGATGTCTTAAATAACCCTGGAAATTTAGCAGACTTAGGCAACAGAGTAGAAGCTTCTATTGCAGATAGAATTAAAGCTAATGAGGGAGTAGAACTTAACCCAGCTGAGAGAGCACTCTTTGATAAGGAAATAGCAAGAGACAGAGAGTATTTAGCCGTTATCAAGGGTTTACAAGAAGACCTCTTAGCAGAAGATGGTAACTTTAAACAAGATGTAACAGCAGACGAGGTAGCTGCAAAGATAACTGAAAGGTTCGCAGGTTTTGCAGGAAGGTTTGCAGACACGGAGTTTGAAAAAACTTTAGCAGACTATCTTGCAATTGAAGCTGACGGTACTATGATGCTTGACTTATATAACAAGCTGACTAACGAAGAGTATTTTAGCAAGTACGCAAAAGCTTTCCAAACCAAAGCAAGAGAGAGAAGAGACCAAGACCGAAAGGAAAGAGGAACAGAAGAGACCAAAGAAGAAACCCCACAACAGGATGAAGAAGATAGACGTCTTTTTCAACCAGGGCAAGAGGGCGACACTGACGGAGAAGGTCCTCAAGGTCCTCAACCTCCAAAAGGACCTAAAAGGCCAGGAAAACCTGATGCCCCAGATGCTCCTGAAGGACCAGAAGGACCAGAAGGACCTCAAAGGCCAGAAGGACCTGAAAGTCCAGAAGGACCTGAAAGTCCAGAAGGACCTGAAAGTCCAGAAGGGGAAAAACCCAAAGCAGGGCCAGGAGGTCAAGGAGGTATTAATAAAACTCCAAAGGCATCAAAAAGAAGACCCCTTACACAAGAACAGATAGAGAGGAGGGTAAAAACTTTTAAATTTAGAGGTAGCACTAGAGCTAATATGCTCACTCACTTCTTCGACAAAGCAATAGCTAGGTTCCAAGAGGCAAGAGATACATACTTTAACAACATTATTAAAAAACAAAATCCAAACTTAAAAAAAGCATTGGATGAGGTTTATAAGAAGTATAAAAATAATGTCACGATAGTATCTATCCACCTTAACAATAGCTTATTAGAAAAAGACTTAAATGGTAATCCAGAAACAATATTCAGAGGAGACCAATTAAATGATACTGCTCTTGATGAGAAAATTAGTTTTCAATTATATGCCAAAGGTTATGCTATTGTAAAAGAGTCCAAGTTTGGCAGGACTTACTTAATAACAGCAGGTAATACACAGAATGCTAAAGACATCTTACAAAATACTTTTGGAATATCAGTACAAGAAGCAATAGGAGGATTTTCTCCTCTTACACAATTATCTGAAGATGGACAGACTTCTACTCTTATTTCAAGTAATTTCCCTACATACAATAAAAAGGCGGAAAGAAAAGCACTAGCTAAAATACAGCCAGGAGATGTTGTTAAATTAAGAGTAGTACCTTCTAACGAGCATAACCAAGAACTTATAAAAAATTGGGAAGATGCAGGAAGAACAGAGGAGGCAACACAGACTCTTTTAGATAATATTAATGTAGAATTAATTTCTAACGGTACCTTAGTAGGTGTGTTTAGAGGAACTGATTTTGATATGCAAACTCAGGCTTCTCAGGCAGCTATAGCAGAGTTTAGAAATAAATTATTAAAAGGTTCAGATGGTAACCTTAAAACTGCTTTTGTAAACGCTATGAGTCAAGGCCTAACCTATGATGCAGGAGCAGTAAAAGTAAGACAGAAATTTACTTTATTTAACAATAACATCCAAAATGGACAGCTACAATGGACTACATTAGAGGAGTACGAGAAGAGTAAAGATAAGAAAACTACTTTAAAATATTTTGTAGCAGCATCAAGTACCACTTTATTTGATAGACAAGGTAACCAGATATCTAATCCAACTGATGCACCATTAGCTCCAGGAGCGATTTATGTTCAAATTACAGATGGTACAGGAGCCTCTGTTACTTTACAGGCAGCGGACACTACAGGAAAGGTTTATGTTCTGGCTGATTTGCAAAATAACGACTCATTTAAACAACTTAAACAAGACCTTTCTCTGCAAGTAAAACCTGGGATGGAAGCGTTTGTGTCTCAAAGAATAAGTGTAGATATCAACACTTTAACAACAAACGACTCAGTTACTGCAAGTACTAAACCTGCTCCTAAAAACAAGTCTAATTTAGTAAAACAACTTGATAAAGTTAAGGACGAATATGGTAGGGTAACAGCTAACACCGCTTTGGGCTTTACTACTATTAGAAAAGCACAGATAAAAGGGAATGATGTAGTAGGAATGAATTCAGACGGGTCTCCTATTAGTATACCTTTAAAAAGTGTTAGCAAATTTACAGCTCCCGAGCCACTTACAACTCAGACACTACTAGATATTATTAAGGATAGTGTATTTGTGTATAAAAAAAGCTTTTACAGTTCAAGGGGAAAATATGGTCCCCCTAAAAAATCTCTATCTCCAAGAGAACTTATAGATAAGCTTGGGGACGTATTGCAACCAGGCACGGTATCATATTTAAGAGCTTTAGAAAAAGCAAAAGTTCCTGTTCATTTCTACAATGCACCTAATAGTACAGAAGGAGGATATTACCAGCCTTCTTGGAGAGCGAATGGTCCAGCTGATTCTACTCTTACTTGGATGGGAAACAAAGCTAGATTTGATGGATACATCGGAATAAATTTAGCTGGGATAGAAAGTTTGTATAGACGTGGAGGTTATCTTGATTTAAATTTAAATAGACCTAGGACCGAACAATATGGGACAGCATATGACCTTGAAATGATAATCCAACATGAAGTCATACATGCTCTTATGATGCAAGCTACAGGAGATGCGTTTTTAACCGTAGAATCTTCTTCTGCTCGGGCTAAATCGAAAAGAGCCGAGTTGTTAGCTTCCAGACGTTCATTAACAGGCTTAGGAGAATATCAAGCTGGGGTAGAATTTTGGGAAGACATCCAAGTGTGGATAGACAAAGTTGTAAATGCTCTAGATGCAAGTTCTAAAAGAGATAACTTACCTAAGAATCAAATTAGAAGAGCAGATGGTACTATATGGAGAGTGCCAAACCAACTCATTAAGGCACTTAGAGCAAAATCTGCTATTAAGACCTCGAAAATAGGCTCAAAACAATTAATGAACAAATTGTATTCTATCGAGGAAGTAATCACTTATGCTTTTACAGACCCTAATTTTGCGGAGTGGCTAGATACTCAGGCTACAGGCCCTTTAGAAGCACAGCAAGAGAAAACTCTTTGGGATACATTTAAAGAATTGATTCGAAAGGTTGTAGGTACTTTTGGTGTAAAAAACAAAACTTTACTTGATGACCTTACAGATGTATTAAATGTAAGGTTACAGAAAGGAATAGGGGCTCTAAAGATGGGAGATATAACAACCGACTCCGCAACAGCTTCCGCAACGGCTTCTCCATCGCAGATGGCATTTGATGAGAGCCAAGTAGGCCAAACTGTATCCCAGACTGAAGAATGGATAATCAATAATGGTGTAAAAGGAGAAACTTACACTTTAGCGGATGGTACTAAGATAGAAGTAGTAGAAAAAAATGACCAAAAAGTAGTCATTAAAAAAGGTCCTAACTTAGTCACTTTAGGAGTAGAACAAAAATACGACCCTAATGAAAAAGTAACTAGAGGCATAATGGGAGATATAGTCGAAAAAGATGCAAATGACATACCTCTCACCACTAGAGAGTATATTATTAAATTAAATAATATGCACTTCTATAAGACTGTAAAAGGTCAGATGAAATCTAGTAGAACTCTGATGGCTGATAGCCAAAATAGCTTCGGTATAGGAAAAGTAAAAGACTTCTTGTCTGAAAATATAGGGGATGTAGAAGGTATGTTCACTATGATGTCTGAAACATATTTAAGAGCAGTACTTAACGGTAACCCTCCTGGTAACCTGTCTGCTCTTATAGATATGACAGAAGGTATCACTCAGCAAGAGAAAGAAGCTTTATTTGATACTTTAGGTTATGCCAATACTACAATAGTTTGGGCATACATTACTCAAGCAGATAGAGTATTTGGCTACAAGCAAATGAAAGACCTTAGAAGAATCATTCAAGGTAACTTAACTAATTACGACAGTTTAGTGGAGAGAGCTGCTAAGATTAATTTTGAGACTATGTCTGAAAGACGTAGAACATTTGAAGTGGGTATAGCCACAGATACTGTAGAAAGAGCTTTCAACGAGATGGGCTTGAGGGTAGAGGGTATTCGAAAAATGGAGGGGATGAGAGAGGCTGACTTTAAAAAAGCTATGGCTGCTTTCGGTACCTTCATAGCAGCAAGAAAAGACTCCACCTACAATTTTCTAGATAGTCTGATACAATTAAGAACTGAGTTTGGAGAGCTAGGTATCACTGTAGACTTTGGGTCTTTAGTAAGAACTAGAAAAGGAGACAATTCCAATATTGTAAATCAAAATGAAGATAACTTCTTGATGGAATTTGATGATGCAGAAATGTCTGCTACAGCTATGGATGACCTTTCAGAAGGAGCAACTTTCTTCCTAGTTAAAAAAGAAAATGAAGATGGAGGGGGTATGGTAGAATTTGATGTTGCTAACATCGGAGAACTTACCGATGAAACATTAGAGACTACTAATCAAATTAATAACCTTCTCGAATCATTTGACCTAGAAATTTCTGCTGAGTACGTACAAGCGTACAAGCTTTCTAATAATGGAGAAATAGGAGGAATGTTGGCGAGGATAAATACTCAATATAAAAAGTCAAAAACCTTTGAAGTTACCAAAGAAATGGATTATATTTACGCTGAAAGCAGTGAGCCGATATCCTCTTTCATTAATGAAAACAAAGCTCTTGAGCAAATAGAAAAAAACCTTTGTAAGTAATGGCAAGTTGTAAGATAACAAGAACTAATGGTGTAGTAACTAGCGTTCTTGCCGATAACGGTAAGGAGTCTAATTTGTATAAGTCTATCAGTCAAGTACCTTACTTGTCTGCAGAACAAGCTCTTGTGTACTACCAAGCTTCTATAGATAAGAATGAAACTGCTTCTTATCTATCGGATGAGAATGGGGAACCTATAGTAGTTTTTGCATCTAGAACTCCTAATAATAATTTATTATTATCGGATGCTATTGTACATACAACATCTATTGACCAAGCTATCAAAGAAGACTTCCAAAATAAGGGAGTAGAAATGTCTCTAGTAAAAAAGAATAACAAAGGCATTAAAATAGAATCAACTGGTAATATAGTTAAAGATATTGCTAACTCATTTACAAAAGGGGTTAATCAATTAGTGGCACAAGCTAGAGATGGTATCTATTACATTGTAAATCGTAAATCATTTGATGTTGTAGAACTAGCTAATTTTGCTCCTAACAATAATGTTAAAAATCTTAATGGTCTCCTTAATGATTTTGTAAATGAAGGTCTCATAGAGGGCAAGAAAACTCCTTTGAGTGAGCTTATGGACAAACTGATAACAGACATCAGTGCTGCTATCTATGATAATGGAAACAAACAGTTAGATAAGTTAGAGGATGGAAAAATAGAACTTCAATCCGCAGCGAGGTTATACCAAACTAGCGAGTCTTCTCTACCTGATTCTAGAACTTCTACTACCATAAAAAAAGAAGCTGCCGACCAAGTGCCAGAAGGGGATTTGTTGGGCAAGTACGACATACCAGAAGGAACTACCGTAGAATATATCAATATTCAAGAAACGGAAATCAATCAAGAAGAAGATGCAACTGTTAATTTCGACATACAGGAAAGTCCTGGAAGAGTAGCAATAGTAGCATCAATTGACCAGAACAGAATAGGTAGTCTAAGACTAGTGGAAACTGAAAATGGTTTCCAAGTAGACACTATATCTGTTAGTCCCGAATATCGTAGAAACGGAATAGGAACAGAGATGTATCGTGTGGCTGCTGAAAGTCTTGATGGAGAAATTGTTTCTGATACTGCACAGACCATTGAAGCTATGAGGTTATGGGAAAACTTAGTAGCTATGGGGGAGGCAGAACAAATAGGGGCAGGAAGGTTTAGACTAGTAAAACCAGAAACAGGAGCAGGCGAAGTAAGTTTAGTCGAACTATCCGATGAAGAATTAGCTAAAAATTCTTTTACTACACAAAGAGCCAACACTTTAGCTACATATAGAAAAGCTGCAAAAATGTTAGGAGACGGTACCGTACTTGATTATGGAGCAGGCCTAGGTTTAGGAACAGATGCTATGAGAGATGAGTTTGGTAAGGACGTAGAGTCATTTGAGCCTAATACAGAACTGTGGGAAGGGAAAACACCTCCTACCTACACTAAGTCTCAAGACATCAACAAAAGATACGATTCTATTGTATCTTTAAATGTTCTTAATGTGGTCCCTAAAAACGTTAGAGACTTCATTGTTAGAGATATTTTAAATAAATTACAAGTAGGAGGTAAGGCATACGTATCTGCTAGAGGGTGGAAGGGAGATATCGCATCTTCAAAATCATATCAGGACTTTGAAAAAACTGAGAAGAAAAGCCTATTAGCCAAAGCTTCTAGAAAAGACAAAGTTACAGGAGAGCCTATATTCTCTTTTCAAAAAGGCTTCGATGGTAATGAACTTTTAGAGTATATTCAAGAAATACTAGGGGATGCAGCAGTGGTAGAGAAACCTAAACAAGCTGACAAGCTGGGTAAAACAAGTGTAGTAATTACTAAAGTTTCCGAACTACCTTCCATAGACATTGAGACGGCAGAGGAAACAGGCACAATCAATGAGGGTCAGCAAATATTACAAGACGAAGTTATCGTAGGAGGCACTCAAAGAAGTATTAAAGTAATCACTAAAGATAATTTAAAAGTTTTAGAGAAGAATGCTGTACAGGACTCCGATGCTCAAATCGTTAAACTTACAACAAAAGAAGGAGGAAAGAAAAAAGATGTATTCATAGTAAAAGACCAGAATATATCTCTATCTCCTATAGTCGAAAGAAGAGATACTCAAAATGTAAACAATTTAGACTATCAAATAAGTAGACTAATTCAGCAAAATAAAATTGAAGGTAACTGTAAATTATAAAAACCAAACTAATGGCGTGTTCATTTAAATACAAAGGGATAACATATCCAAATAAAAATTTACTTAAAGCTGCGGTGCTTTCTGATATTAATTCAGGTAAATTAAAAGCTATTCCTGAACCTAATCAGTATGTTTACAAATTAACAAATAACATAAATGAAATTGCTGTACTTCAGAAAATTTCTGACATGTTCGAGTCAACTGATTTTGCATCTGTTATAGAAGATAGCAAGACAGGAGACAGGTATGTTGTTTTAGACGAGGTCTTAATGGACCAACAGAACTCCCCTGTAAAGTCCTTTAGAGACTCGACTACTAATGAGGTTGTAGAACTTAATGTAGATAATTACTACGAAAGGTTTAAAGCAGGAGACGACTTAAGTACGACTTTCAATAAAGTCAGAGGTCTCAAAACTTCTATGAAAATTAAAATGCTTGATGAAGTAATCATAGAAGAAACACAGAGAGCCAAAAGACCTGCAACATTAGATACAAATAGTCAAGTTTTACAGAAACTAAGGGACTTTGCCACATCTATGGGTATTTCTGTAGTCAGCATGGACCAATACATTGAGCAGTACTCCAAGAAAAACGGAGTACCTCCCACTGTAGAAGCATTAGCGGACATAATGGAACAAGTGATTGCAGTCTCAAACGACAGAAGTGTAGACCAACTTTCAGAGGAGGTAGCCCACTTTGCCGTAGAATATTTTAATGACCAAGGCATCATTGATTCTATGTTAGAGAGGATACCTGAAACTGACGTTTACAAGGCAGAGGCTGCTAAGTACAGACAGTTGTATTCAAAACAAGCATCAGGACAAGCTTTGGAAAGAATGGTGCGAAAAGAGGTCTTAGGTAAGATTCTTGCTGAAAGAATGATAAAGAACCTGAAAGAAGACTCTCCGAGAAACGCTATTACAAGAACTGCTAATCAATTTAGAGAGAGTATTTTTCAACCTTTAGGAGATGCTATCCAAAGGTTCTTTGATATGTTTAGAGTAACTGATGCAAATCAGGAGTTCTTTAGAGACTTTGGTAAAGTATTAGATGATATTTCTTTAGGTGTAAGAGAAGGAAGAACTGAGGGTTTTAGTGCAGTACAGTCTAGAGAAGTATATTACGCAGCAACGGCACAAGACCAACAGATACAAGATAGTCTTACTAATTTCCTAAGACAGATGCAACAAGTGTACAACTCTTTAAGTAAGGGCACTGCAAGGAGCTTTACTAATCAAAAAAGAGCACAGATACAAAAAATCATCGAGTCTATTGGTCAAGCTGATTATATGAGAGCGTTACACGCCTCTCTTATGTCTCTTTCACAGGATATGCAGCGAACCAATACAGCTATTAGAGATGCAAAAGCTACGATGGCTCAGCGGAAGGAAGTAGGGTATGAAAATATGTTAGGACATTTGGGCAATGTTAACGCTCAAAACTTAATTACGTTTTATCAAAATATTCCTCAGTTCCTAAAAATGATAGATAACTTTTTAGAGACAATAGAGGGAGAAATAGGAAATGCTGCTGATAATAATCCTTTGGGACAAATTAGTCAGTCTGATATAGCAAGACTAAAAGAGCTTTCTAATCAGTTAAAAAGTAGTGTCCAAGAAAATATTTCTGACTTTAGAGGACTTGCCAAAGCAAAGACTAAATTAGAACTTAAAACTACTTTAGGGGCAAAAGCATCACAGGAGGATGTTAATAATGAATTAATTAAATTATCTACAAATGTATATGAGGACCTTTCATGGTTCAATGCTAAAGTTTACTCTTTTTACGAAAGTGCAGGACACCCTGCTCTTAAACTTATAGCAGCTCTATACCTTAAATCAGTAGAGCTAGTTAAGCAACATACTGACCGTGTTTACGGAGATATGGTAGACCTTCAACAAAGACTAGGGTTGTCTAGAGAAGACACGGCAAAACTAATGAAGGATGGTTTTATGCTTAACCCTTGGAAGATGCGAGAGTATCTCAAAGATAAGCAAGAAGAAATTAATAAAATCAATGAGGAATATGAGAAGCAGTTAGCTACTCTAGATAAATCAGACCCTCAGTTCTTAGTCAAAGATGCTAAAATTAGGGATTCGTGGAGAGCTGCTATGCTTGCTCACTCTCAAAAGTGGACTGAAACTCGATTCACTGCTGAGTTTTATGCAAAACTTGCAGATAGAAAAACAGGAGTCAACTACATAACTAAGAGTAGCAGACGACTACAACAAGCACAAGACATTCTTAGAGACTACTCTGCTTCTAAAAACAAAATACTTTCTAAGTACTACGACAAGACTACAGGAAAAGTAAATTATAATAACATCACTGTAGCTGATAATGCAGAGTTAAAACAAATTTATTCTGACATCAAAGCGATGCAGTCTATGTACAACTCTGATGGAACTCTAAAGGATGATTTAGAATTAGCTATAGCATTAGACATTAGAGACTATTTTAGCGCATCTGATGCTGAAATATCTCCTGAAGCTGAAGCAAGGTTCGAACAAGCAAGACAAGAAGCAGAAAGAACTTTAAGTAAAGCTGATTATAAATTATGGTTATCGACTTTTGCATATCAGTCCTATGACATTGATTATGACACTTCAGAGTTTGAGGTAGACGTAGACGACACTGAAGCAGCTTTACAAGCAGCAGGAGGCCTACTAGACTTCAAAATAAGAGCTACTCAGAACTTGCTCCTTACTAGAGAAGTAAACGGTACTCTACAGGTTACTAAACTTGATGAGAACAGTTCACTGCAAGATATCTATGATGCTTTAAGACAGAAAAAACAAAACTTATTGAAGCCTTACCGTTCTTCTAGTATCTCTGGAGAAATAGATGGAGCAGCAGTAGACAGAAACCAGGTCGTAAGAGCTGAATTAGATATGATTGATTCATTCTTAAGAAGCTTCCAAGGTAATTGGGCAGATGGTAAAATTGATTTCGAAAGGATGGGTAACTCCTCATTCCAGAAGGAACTTAAAAGAATTAAACAACTTAATGACCCTAGAGCATTATCTAACTGGTTATATGAGAATACTATAAGAGGCAAGAAAGACCGATTTGGAAGACCTGTTCCTTCTAAGTCATACTATACATCTTTTACGCCTATTGAAAATGGATATCTATTAGAAAGGACTCCAAAGCCTAAGTTCTTGTGGGAAATGACTTCTGTTGACCAGCAGTTTTTAAATCCTAATTTTAACGAAGAACTCGCACAAAAAGGGGCTCCTCAGCCTAAGCTGAGTCAAGAAATGCAGGATAAGTATTTTGACCAAGAATATTTTGAATTATTTGGAATAGACAAAGGTGATATTTACTCTAAAAATCCTACTCGCAACAAAAACCTGTTTGAAGCTAGAGAATATTTCCTAGAACTCAAAAGAGAGCTAGATAGGAAGGCAGACATTTCTAACGGATATTACCAGTTACCTCAAGTTAGACGTTACGCTAACGAGAGTGCGGTATCTGGTCCAAAACTTAAAGCTTGGTTTAAAAGAAACTTCGTAGTCGATAATTACGATGAAGACTTTGGAGAAAGGTCTAACAAAGCATTTGGAGTTAATACAAAAAGTATCCCAAGATACTTTACAAAGTTAATGGAAGACCCTGGAGAACTTACCAAAGATATAGGATATATGTACATGAGTTATGCTCAAATGGCCTATAACTATTCTGAGAAAGGTAAAATCATCACGGATATTAACTTAATGAGAGATACGGTAGCCAATTCGCAAACCCCTGACGGAAAAGCATTGACTAATACCTTAACAAAACTCGACTCTTGGCTCGATTCATTTATGTATGGAAACAAGAGTACAGATATGGGAGAGTTTTCTGTTTTTGGTACCAAAATATCAGTTACAAAAATATTAAGAGCATTATACAAGTTTGTGTCTAACGCTAACCTTGCATTTAATATATATGTACCTGTTGTAGGTCAGATAACTTCTACAACACAGAGGAGAGTGCTTGCGGCTACCAAAAAATATTTCAGTGATGAAAGTCTTAATTGGGCTCAATTAAATGCATCTAAGACAGTTCCTAGGATGTTTTTGGAATCAGGTAAACTCGTACAGAAAAGTATCGGTGATAATTTACTTAACTTTTCAGGTATAGCGAGACAAGAGCAAATGACCAAAGGTATATTCACTAACAGAGCTAATCGTTCTGTTATGAGGGCAAATCCAGGATATCTTGCTTATGAACTGTTTAGTAAAACTAACGGAGTTGTAGCTATAATGGCAGTATATGATAACAACCGTCTGTACAAAGATGAAGTCACAGGAAAATCCAGGTTCATCAACAGACAACAGTTCAATGTTGAGATGCAGAAAAGGAATCCTAACATGACTAAGCAAGAAATAGATACAGCATGGACTGCTATGCGACCTAATTCTTTTTACAACTACCTTAAGCCTACATCTAACTCTATGGAAATAGATAGAGCTAAGATGATTAAAGATGGTGTGTTAGAACAAGATATTGACACAACGGCAGCATTTATAAATAGAACTGCCGAAAATGCACATAATATGATTGAAGGTCAGACTTCGCAAGAAGAAAGAGCTTTATTTTCTAAACATCCAATTGGAGCATTATTATATATGCACCGAGGATTCCTCCAGAGAGGTATAGAAGGAAGGTTCAAGAAAAAAGACTTTGATTATATTACAGGTACAGAGGATGAAGGTAATTACCGTACAGCAGGTAGACTATTCTCTTCTGATGCATTCAAACAGGGAGGAGGATTCCGTGACCTAGCTATAATGGGTTCTTATATGTTAACAGCAGGAGCAAATGCAAACGCTGTAGAAAACAACCTTGATTTAAGCGAGAATGAGAAATCTAACCTTCGAAGAATGGGAAGAGGTATGTATACAATCACAGGCCTCTTTGCCTTGTATATGTTAGCTAATTTAGCAGGGGATGATGATGAAAATGATGAAAGCTGGAGTAGTCAGTATATGGCATACATTTCCTCAAGAGCTTTTGTCGAGTCTATCTCTACGACTGCTTTAGGTGCAGGAGACTTCCTCAAAATATTAGACTCTCCTGCTGCTGGTGTGAATACTATCAAGACTTTCACAGAGCTGCCTAGCTTTATTTACGATGCAGGAGATGAAGTAACTAAAGGTCCTTATGAAGGATTAACTAAGAACCAGGCCAAGATGATTAAACTTACGCCTGTGAAGAATATCTACGCTCCTTTGTTGTCTGATGACCCAGCAGGAGCTATACGGTCTTCTAATGTGTTCTTCAGACAGAATGTTATACCTTCTACGTCTGAGTTATTACTTAACGCTGTATCTGACGATAAATAAAATTTACAAGTATGAGTTGGGGAAAAGCGATGTGGAAGTTATATCTTTTTTGCTGGGCACTAATGGTAGGACTTCTAGGCACGATGACTTACGTAGCCATTAAACATTTTATATTTTAGGCATAAAAAAAGGGGAGCATTAGCTCCCCCACACTGAGTACCAGTACTTTATTATTCAGCAGCAGCTTCAGCTACTTCCTTTTCTTCAGCTTCCATAGCTAAAGTTTGCATTTTAGACTTATACGTATCAAAGTCCATAGTCTTACCTTCTTCAAAGAATCTTCTATGAAGGGTACGATAGACAAGACCATACAAGTCAGCAATAGGACGCGCATGAGGTTGCATAAAGTGTCCGATAGGTTGGTTATCAGGACCAAATACAGGCTGAGTATTCTCGTGAAGATACTTCTCAAGTCTGCCTTTTATCTGCATCATTTCCGCCCCAAAAATAGTAAGCTCCGTATCAGGCGCATACATTTCATTCTCAATAGTCTCATAGTTGAAATTATCAACTGGAGGTTGTTGTGCAGCTGTAGTCTCTTGGGCCGCTGCGGCTCCCTTCTTGGTAAATTTATCCATAACTGGTTTTTAAAAACAATAATACTAAATTACAAAATATCTTCTAAACTATCATTAACTTCTTCGGACGTTTTATCCACATCTTCAGGTTCTCTCACATCAAATAGTTTTTCTACCCAAACATCTTCGAAGCCTTCCATATCTTCGATGTCTCTTGATTTAAGCATATGGTAAAAGTAATTACCCTCTGGCTTGAAGTGGTTATATTTTCCCCCTCCTTCGACAATGAACTCCATGTCTACGTACTCGTAGCCATATTTGGAAAACACCATATACTTACCGACTGCTCCAACCTTATAAGGGTTGTATACAGCCATAACTAGGTCTGACAACTGAAACAGCTGGTCAGAGCCATAAAAGTCTAACTGGCGAGGTGCTTCTGATGGGTGGTTTCCAACTCTATCAAGAAGGTCTCTCTTGAGTTGCATCAGAGGAACAAAGAACACATAAGGATGCATTTTCTTGAGCTTATTCATCTCTTCGAAAAGGGCATCTATTTCAGACTTCTCTCTTCCTTTCACCAGGCCAACGTGGTCGATTGTTATCATGACCTTCTTGTCTATGTTACTCTGCAAAAATGTTGCCACCTCCTCTCCGAACTGACAAGCTGTCACAGGTTCTTCAGAGTAGAATAGACCATCTCTTCGCTCTTGTTGACATATCTCTTTGATGTCCTCTAGGTTCTTCCCTTCAGGAAGGTTAAATAAGACCTCTGACATCTTCATATTTGTCTTCTGCGTTATCTTTCTAAGAAGAAGCTTATATACAGCTGATTCCCAATTGCATCGCAGTAATACAACGTCCTCAGATGTATCAAGAACGTAGTTCTCTAGCTTCTGCATCAGATACGTCTTACCATGGTTAGATAGACCGCCAATGGTCATTATAGTGGAGGGTAGAAACCCTCCTAATAAGTGTTTATCGAGCCACTCAAAGCCTGTAGAAATAGGCTTGATTTGACCTGATTGAAATTGGGCTATACTTTTTACAGCCTCGTCTGTTTTTTGTTTAGCTGATACTATTGGCATTTTGTCTGCATTTTGTGTAGAGTCTGCTGTCTTCAATCGTAAACTTACGAGCGTAAGCATTAGCAGGCTTCCAAATAAATAAGTCTAACCTTGCCGTATATTGTGGTTCGCTGTTCACTAGATACTCCTCTACGGTTTCTACAATAAGGTCAAAGGTAAACAAATTTTTGGTTTCCTCAACAAACTGAGCAAAAACTTTTAATGCTTTATTTGCACTACCTACATTACGACCATAGTCTTTATATAGTTGTACTAACTTTAGGAAAGTTGCTTTTACTTCATCAGTAACACCTGCAGTACCTACGTCTCTCAGAAACGCATTACCTTTCTTTGTTATCTTATACCAACTATCTGATTTACGATGGTCAACTAGCCCATCTCTCAGTAATAGACTCATATACTTTTCTACATGGTCAGAATCCATCCATAGTTTATCGCAGTCGTTTTGTTTAACAGCAATGAGAAGAACAAATGAAGGATACGTCATCTGTGCTTTGTCGAGGACATCAAAGTTTATATACATACTTAATCTTTTTTATCGGGAAAAATAAAATCTATTAGAGCTATCACTCCAAATACAATTACTATTATCCCACCTATTATTAATAATTCCATGTCTAATTTAATTACATATTATAAAAGTGTTCTATATTCTTTTCTATTCTTTCTAGATGAGCAGAAGGTACGTTGTTATGCTTGATAGCATACTGCAGGAAGTGAATGAGTTGCATTACTTCCCCTTTGTAACCCATTCTGTAGCAACTTAAGGAGTGGATGTCTAGCATCTTCCAATTATAAACAGAATCATCAAGGAAAAGGCTTGACTTAGGATATGGGCTATTAGGTAACTTTTCTGTAGCAAATTTAGTAATCATATACGACATTTGCCAATTACCCTCCTCTTGGTACAATAATGCTATCTTATAAAGGTGCTCTGCTCTTTTAGGGTCAAGTTGAGAACATAAAGACAATTTATGAATGATATCTTTATTTTCTGCTCCCATTTTCACTAAACATTCCCCCATATAGAGCTGAGACATATACTTCTCTTCCCAATACCCATCCATTTCAAGCCTCTTCTCGTACCATTCAATTGCTTTCTCGTATTCAAAGGCATCTTTGTAGGAGTTAGCTATATAAAATACCCATCTAGGACTAGGGTCCTTTTCTAGATAGTCTTCTAGTATGAGAGCCTTGGTCGTATACTTTATTTTCAAATCCGATACGGTAGAGTTTCCCCAACTATTACCATCTGTATTGACTTTGATTACAATGTCCTGTCTAATTCCTGCATTACTAACAGCTCCTTTATTTAATCTAAGATAAGAGTGACAGGGGCCCACCCATTCCCAATCGTAGTTTACGTTCAAGAATGCGTTTCGATTGTAGGTTGTGCCTCCAAAATTGACCGTCACATCAGCTTGATTATGACCGTCTAGAAAAGACAACAGTTCCTCCTTATTTAAGTTATCTAAAATAAGTTGCTCATCAGCATCAATAATGAATCCCCAGTCAGCCTTACCTTTCATAGACTGTATAGCCTTATTTCTAGCGTCACTGAAACTTAACCATTCGTGGTCTACTATTTCACCTTCAACACCGTGACCATCCATTACCTCTTTAATGATTGCTTTAGTGTTGTCCTCAGACCCTGTATCCACTATTGTGTACCAGTCGATAAGAGGAGCAACACTATCTAAGACACGTTTAATAACTTTACCTTCGTCTCTTACAATCATATTTAAACCTATCTTCATCATAAGCTGACTAACATATCCATCATCTCCTGTTGTGGGTGAATATCACACTTACCCTTGTTTGTGTTTGTATGGGACAACACACCCTTAATCAAACCTCTGTATGCTTCTTCTTTCCATTCAAAAGCCTTTGCACCCTCTTGCTTAATCCATTTAGGAAGACCCTCACGGATATCAATACCGTCTCTCTCAGCAATGAAGTATAGCCACTCACGAACTTTCTCTATCTGTGCATCTGAGAACCTGTGCCACTGACTCATCCCCTTGAAAGGTTCAGCTAAAGTTACAAATTGAGAAGGGTCTGCTTTTACCCCTGCCCAAGTCTTACCCCCTTTAAGATAGCCCCAGTTGCAAATTTCTAATCCTACAGAATGCTCGTGCATATACTGAGAACCATTCCTACCGATATGCCAAGCATAAGCTCCTGATGGGAAGGCTTGTACCATTCTACCATCATAGGTATCATCGTCACCCTTAATAGAAGGACCTCCTAACACAAACTCAGTTGCAATACGTCCTCTACTGTCTCTGCCCCAATGGTCGATACACTTGTAAGGATTGTGCCATCCTGCTGTGAAATGCAAGAACGCATACTCCTTTGTGGTAGGACCGTTTAGATACTCTCCTGTAGGCAGGTAATGAGTGTCATAAGTAAACTTTGAATCGATAGCTTTGTCTACGGTTAAATCCGTATCTAGTAGACTCATAGCCTCTAGTGTCTTAGGACCAACAAGTCCATCAACCACTAAACCTCTGACCTTTTGAAAGGTCTTTACTGCATCCTCTGTTTGAGGACCAAATATGCCATCTACATCGACAGCACCTAAAAAGGACTGAATCTCCCTTACCATTCGTCCCCTACTTCCCATTCTATAAACCATGATTATAATCTTTATAAGTTATTGAAATAAGTTTATCTAAATAAACTCTTGCCTTCTCTAAGTCCTCCAAACCATTTTTAGACTTGTGCCGAGTCACGTACTTGATAATATTTCCTTCGAAGAAATCCAAGTTGTGAGCTGCGATATAATCCCACGTTTCTATGCTCTTATTATAGAACTTAGGATATGTAGTACCTCTAGTCTTTGGTCTGTGTGGATTATCCATTAAAGGGTCTTTAGTGTTTTGTCCCATATTACTTATTTTTTGCGACACTATACTCAGTATTGTTGTCTGCGTTAACATTCAAGAGGTCTACTAGTTTCTTAGCCTCTTCTTTCGATTCTAAGTTTAGCACAACCCCCATACTGTCTAACAAATATACGCTAGAAGAAGGTAATTGAGAGTGTACTTTAACTTTTTTTATGATTTTATATCCCATGGGTAATATAGTGTCTGCCTTTCTTAATTAATTCAATACTATCACTTACAAGAGTTGAATCATCCAAGTTGATAATCAACTCAGGGTTGATAGGTAGTCCTAAGAACCGTGTCTCTAAGTGAAGATGAGGTCCTGTAGAACGACCTGTAGACCCTACCAATCCGATAGCATCGCCTGCGTCTAGAGTGTCACCTTGCTCCACAAATAAAGTTCTGTGGTGAGCATAGTAAGTTTCAAGACCATTGAAGTGTCTTATAATAACTAAATTACCATAACCTCCGTTATAGCCTTTCTTTGAGTACCTCACTACCCCAGGAAACATACTTTTCGTAGTGTCCCTGTTATTGTACGCTATGTCGATACCATCGTGGCTCCTACCCCAACGCCACCCGTATCCACTTGTCATTGTTCCATCTACAGGGTAACAATACTCACGTTCGTGAGTAACTAAGGGGAGCCTTATAGTGTCAGGAGTGTTATAATCCCTGTAATGTAATCTATCCCAAGAATACGTAGAATCATACAACGTGTCGCCCATAAGAACTGCTGTATCTAAATCAAACGTAGAGTCTACAATTATAGCAGTCTCTATGTCGTAATAATTGTTTACAGTCTTGCTATCTAGCGATGCCCAAACCCATAGCATCAATATAGTAATCAATACTAATTTCCAATCAATCATATTTACTTTATGTTCCATAATTATTTTGCTTCATACCATGATGTGCCAATATTGGCTTCTGCCCCCATCTCCACTAATCCACTACTAAGATAGTAATTTCCTCCATCTATCATACACTTTTCCAAAATTTTACCATATTCTTCTGCTAAACTGTCTTCAACTTCAAGTACGAATTCATCGTGCGGAATATTACATATTTTTACTTTACCGAAGTGACCGTTTTCCACAATGTGTTCAAAAAGTAATGAAGCTGCTCGTTTAGTTTGATGTGCTGAAGTCGCTTGAACAGGGTTGTTTAGGGATAACCTAAAATATTTACCTCTTCTAGAGAAATACTTAGACAGCTTAGGTCTTACTCTATCGTAGTGCTCAAGAGAAGGAGCATTTGTAACTTTAAATTCTTCCCCCTTTTCTTCTGCCTCAGCTCTCAACTTTGCTTGCTCTTTGCCTTCTTTGTATGTTGCCCAAAAATCAGAGTCTTTTGATTCCATCCACTGATGAAGTTCGTAAAACTCATCGTACATAGGCAAATCAAGTTTAAAGCCGTCAGCCGACTCTATGTACCCTAAATCCATAGCTTTATATAGCTTTTGCTCTCCCCATTCGTAAACTCCTGGATGCAGTTCTCTGTAGAGTTTCTCAAGTCTCTCTCCTTCCTCTACTGGAATATTAAGACTCTTAGCTGCCGTAAAGCCTGTCCCACCATAAGAGAAACAGAAGCGAGGTGCCTTGGAGAATTGCCTTTTATCTTTATGGTTGTTTTTAATTTCATTGTCAGTTAATTTTTCTAATTCAGGAAATATCAATCTTGCAAAAGCAGAGTGCAAATCATCACCATTTTTTATAGAGGCAATCATTACAGCATCTCTGTGCAAGTCAGCTCCTACTACATTTTCTTGGCCTTCGTAATCAGCGACAACCATTTTGTACCCATTGCTTGCCACAAAGCAATCCCTAGTTCTCTTATTCGAAGGAAAGTTAAGTATATTAACACCGCCCCGTCTAGTAGAAATCCTGGCAGTATCAAGCACAGGATTAAAATCAGTATAAATTCTACCATCTTCTATTTTATTTAAAATATTTTCACCATATGTAGAAACATCGTGTTCTGCTTGTTTATATCGTAACCATATATCTACAAAAGGATGATTACTCTTCTTCAATACGTCCTTGTTCAAAGTTCTCTTATCAGGATGGTCATCTGCATCACGCAGTTCTATTTCAAATGCTTCAAATACAGGAATCATTTGTAACTGAGAAGTAAGCATAGGGATAATACGTTTTGAAGAGTCAAACATATCAATCTGGTTGTCTCTAAATTTAGGTAAATTATCGTAAATATATTCTACTACCTCTACCCTCGATTCCTCTAATACAAGTTTATCTTGTTCAATTTTATCCTTCCACTTATCTAAAGACACAGGCATACCACATTGTTCCATATATGCGAGTGCTTTGATATATCTACAATGTAATTTAAATGTTTCAACAGAGCCTTTTTCTTTCAGCTTTTTGCCTAACTCTTTTACAAGGTCTAATACCTTATCAACGTCATTAAACGCATACTGTATTGCTTTGTGATTAGAAAGCTGAGTTTTTGCGATGTTTTTTTGTTCTGACTTATCATATTCAATACCTAACTCCCTATCCATAACAAATCCAAATCCATGTCTTGCTACACGCCCATTACCATTATAAAGTATTTTACTCGCTATGAAAGTATCATACACGCTTCTAGGTACAAAATTATGTTTGTACAACCATCCGAGGTCGAAAGTAAGGTTATGTCCTACCAATATTTTTCCTTTAAGATAAGGAGTTACATCTTCAAAAGTTAACTCTCCGCCTAATTGTTGGAAATCAATTATGTAGTTGTTTTCCCCTGTACCTATTTGCACACAGAACATATGTCCTTTTCTTGGGGATAGAGAAGTAGTTTCCGAGTCAAATGCTATGACATCAGGAAGCACCATATCCGATAAACTGCAGTAATTGTATTTACCTATCTTTTCAAAGAAAGGACGATTATTTGTTATGATATAATTCATTCTCCTAAATATTCTTCATCGGGGGTAAGGCATTTGCCTCTAAGAAATATCTCTTTTGCAAGCATCTCCTCTAATATCTGAATATCATATTCACTAAGGTCATACTTTTCTAAGTAGGTAGGGACAGTTCCTGTTGATAAATCCCCTGCTAGTCTTATTAAATCATCTTCGCATTGTACCTCTTTACCATCTATAAATAGACAACAGTCTTCTATATCAAATTTATTTTGCATTGTTTACTAAATTTACATTTTTTAAATACTCACATACATCCTTTTTTGCTTTTGATGCTGTGGCTGAATAAGTTTCAAATTTGCTGGATGCCATCCAGTATAAATATCTTGAGTCTTTGTTATATACTTCTGCTATACTGTAACCTTTGTATTTACCAAACGTAAACATTAAATTACCTTTAGAAATTGATGGGTTATCTTGAACTATATTATTAACTACTTTCGCCTTAATATCTTGTTTAGTAATGTCGAAACCATCTGATAGTATAACTGAGCTAATAAGTCTGTCTCCTGCAAACATACCCCATCCGTGTCCGATGAAGTTCTCAAATGTAAGGCCTTCCACTTTACCAAACCTAAACGAATTACCTGCTAAGTCAATTATCTTACAATTCTGTTTTTCGTCTGCAATACGACAACCTCTACCTACTTGTTGGTAGTATACGGCAAGGGAAGCAGTAGGTCTACTAGATACAATAGCATCTAATTCAGGATGGTCAAACCCAACAGCAAATAAGTTACAATTGAATAAAACTTTTATCTTACCTTCTTTAAACTCTTTTACTATTCTTTCTCTCTCTTTCTTTTTAGTTTCAGCACTAGCTGATGCACTATCCTCTACTATGTCAGCTAAAGAGTTAGCTTCCTCAACGGAAGGTACAAAAACGAGAATGGACTTTCTACCCTCTTTTCGTAACGCGTCTATTTCTCTTAGAAGGTTCTCTCTTGTGTTGTTATCCACATACATTCTTTGCATGGACTCCTTGGAGAATTCTGCTCCTGAAGAGTTCATACGTAGCATAGAAGTGTCTACATATCTATTCTCGTATAATAATTCACTCCAGTAACCTTTGTCCGTTAGTTCTTTTATCTGAGTGACATGGATAATGTTTCTCATGAACGAGTCCTTTGTTCGATTCATCATCTTGAGTATAGACCCTTCCATAGTGCTTTTTAGATATATAGGAGTAGCAGTCAGACCTATTACCTTTTTAGGCTTCAACGCCTCTACTGTGGAGTGTATGGTTCCTCTTCTTTTTGTTCCTAGATGGCACTCATCAATGATAATATATTTGATATGAGAAAACAACTCCATCGAATTGGCTACGCTTTTAGGAGTAGCAAATATCACATCTCCTATTTCCTTCTTTCCAAGTGATGCACTAAAAACGGAAGCCTCTAAACCATATGAAGTATACTTAGCGTAGTTCTGCTCAAGTAACTCTTTTGAAGGTTGCAAACAAAGTACAGGTTGCTTCAACTCTTTTGCAAGGTTAGCAACAATAAGACTTTTACCAGCACCAGTTGGTGCTACTACAATCCCACTCTTAGCGTTTTTATTATATATAAAGTCAAGACAGTCGTCTACTGCTTGTTGTTGGTATGGTCGTAATTTGAAAGCCATTCTTCTAATTTGGTTTTTAAAATCCCCTTCTCCTCTACTAAAGATACAACTTTTTTCATTCTATCAAAACTTTTTGGGAACTCTTTTTGAAGTTTATCAAAATTATTAGTGTCCACAAGTCTATCAAATCGTGTGTGTGCATCCCAAGATAGATAGACCACATTGTCGCTGTGGTCCTCTACTGAGCGATACTTTCTTTTAGGAAATAGGTGTGCAATGTTTAGGCGAGAAGGGTCGTATATACGCTCGCCTGTTTCGTAGCACGAAGGATGTTGTCTTAAAAACTCGATGTGGGCATCGAAGAATTTATTTAACTTATCTCTCCTTTCTGTATCTACTTTAAATGATTTCTTTATAGGAGTCTTGCGAGTCATCATAGTTTCTTCTCCCTGACTTCTCCTCTGCATTTCTCTGCAGGGAGGACATAAACCTTTACTTCTAACAGGTACTTTCGCACCACATTCTTTACAAGGATATAACTTACGTTCCATTATATCATATCTACACACGCACCCTTGGTATCAAAGTCTGTATCTCCACATACTTTATAGAGAGTGTATTTAAGAGTGAGTTCCTCCCCTACCTTTACGTCTCTTGTAGTTCTAACATATTTTAAATCATTTTCTTCAACTAACACCAAGTTAGGGTCATCACTATGGTTAATAAATCCCCCAAGAGGAGTTCTAATGTAGTTATTCTGAAACCTCTCATCGTGCTTGTGCGACACACCTAATACTAGACCTTTGTCTATAGACTTAGTTGCAAATAATCCAAGTCCATGTATACAGGATTCCTTGACTGTAAGTCCTGTCATTAGGGGTGTATAAAAATCATTATTTCCTATCATTATTATTTATTTTAGTTGACTTCCTCTAATCAGGACAGTTACGTCTTTTGATTTAGAATTAAATACAGTAGAAATATGTTCTACTACTTGCTCATGGTCAAAAGTATTGCACGAATATACATCAGCAGAAAAATATCCTCTTTCGGGAAATGAGTGAAATGTAAAATGGCTCTCCATAAAAATAATACCTCCTGTAATCCCAGTGTCTTTCTTATCAATCATTGATTCATCAACTTCATAGATTAATGTATCAGATAATGGTCTAAGTCCAATCATATTGGTAACTGTTAGTAATGTATCTTTTATAAGCTCAGTGTCCCATAAAGAATCATAATCACAGCCGTAGGCATCTAGTATCAAATGTTTACCATTTTTCATTTGTCTTTTTTATTTCCCTTATCTTTTATTTTATATCCTAGTATTGATGCTACTAACGCACCTATACTAAAAACTATAAAACTACTCAACCACTTCATCACTTACGTCTTCAGTGCCATACATATATCTGTCGCTGTCCTCCGTCACCCACTTCTCGTACCCTTCAGCATTGAAAGTTTGAGTGCATACTTTATAGTCAGGTCTTGCAGGGAACTCCTTAGTAGTGAAGGAAGGCTCTATCCATCTTACTCTATTGTTAGGTTGGAGTGCAATATTACCATTATGCAGAAGTATAATGTGGTGAGACTTATGTTCGTGAGGTGTTTCACTCAACGTAAGGTCTGCATTTTCATTAGTGTCTCCTGCCCATTGTATGGTAGCAAAGTATTCTCCATCGTACCACTGTTTATCTTTTAAAAAAGCTGATGCAGTTACACTACCTAAATAATTAAGTTGAACTATTGAGAAATTCTTACTGAAAGAGTTCCAAAGACATAGATGGTCAAACGCCATAGCAGGAGCTTCGGCAGGGTCTATTTCTCTATCAAATACCACGAATGCAGAGCAAGGTAACTTGTCCCTCATCACACCATTTTCTAGTAACACTTGGAATAGCGGTACTTGCCCAGGTAAACATTTGACAGAAACCATTCGACCTTTGTCGAACTCCCCGTGATGTTCTTCCATATCGTATAAGTATTCTCTTCTTACCCACACATCAAGAGGTGGGAAGCTTGTTTCTATATAAGCCATATTTAGTTGTTTTTAATTTTATCATTTATAATTATACCAATTCCTATCATAGTTATTATGACGGAAATTATGTAGAAAAGAGTTAATATGCTTTTAAAAATAATCATTATTAACTACTACATCCAAAGCACTCAAACTGAGAGTCTTTTGGTTTATCTTTACTTACTCCTGCTAATTTAGCATTATTTTCAATCTTAGACTTAGTTCTAGTGTAGTAAACTCCTGTCTTCAATCCTACCTTCCAAGCGTACATCAATGCACTTGATATCTTAGAATACTTCGCATCCTTGTGATATACATTCATCGATTGGCTTTGGTCTACATAGCTATTCCTAACAGCCGCTAAATCGAGTAGAGTCTTCTGTGATATCTCCCACACATCTTTGTATCGGTATCTCACATCTTCAGGTATCTCTACGATGTTTTGGATAGAACCACCATTGGCAATAATCTTATCCATCATCTCCTGATTCCATAACTTTAAATCATCTAATTCACTTACAAGATACTTGTTAATCACAGTAAACTCACCTTGACCAACTCTTCTTGTAAATAAATTACTTGTCACAGGCTCGAAACTTTCAAACACTCCAAGTAAGATAGAAGAACTTGCCGTAGGCATAAGCCCTAAGAATAGAGAGTTACGAACTTTGATAGGCTCTCTTTGAGAAGGAGCTACCACTCTGCCTGTTACTTTACTTGTGTACATAATTCCTTTGCTGTAAGGACTCCCTTCCCAAGCAGGGTACACGCCTTCTTCCTCAGCCATCTTCTGACTCTCCTGCACAGCAGACTCATACATAGTTCTAAATATCTTGTGTTGCCATTCAACGGCTTCCTCAGACTCAAAACTAATTTTTTTCTTTGCGAAGAAGTCTGCCATTCCTGCTACCCCAATAGCCAACGCTCTTTGGTCTTCTCCTGCATTCTTGCTCCAATCATCAGACCACTTGTTCTTGTCTATGACTCGGTTAAGCATTCTAGTTAGAACCTTGACACTATGCTTGATAGTCTTCTCACTCTCATGCTCAGACAAGTTAACAGAACCTAGCGTACATTGAGGTGTGTAGGAAGGTTTCGATGCTTCCATAATTTCGATGCACAAATTACTTTGTTTAATTACACCGATATTACTCTGCATATTCTTCCTGTTAGCATTGTCCTTGAAGAAGACGTAAGGTCTACCTGACTCTACTTGGGACTTGATTATTGAGTCCCAAATTTTCTTAGGTGATATTTCGTGACCAATACCAAGGTCAACTGCCTTCTGATATTCTGCTTCAAATTCCTCGCCCCAAAGGTCTTCAAGAGGTCGTAACCCATTGTCTTTCAACACTTTAGGACAGAACAGATGCCAAGGTTCATTGCTCAACAATTTATTCATAAATAAATCGTTAATAGTTACAGACAAGAATAAGTCTCTTGTTCTAAGTTCTTCTTGTCCTACAGGAAGAGTAAGCTCCAAGAAGTCCATAATGTCTCTGTGCCAAACCGATAGGTATAACGCACAAGAGCCTGAACGAGTGCCTTGCTTGTAAAAACGCATCTTGGACTGAACCATATCAGCGAAACGTACAATTCCCCCTGCCTTCGCACTAAAAGAAGTCACATCTGATTTCTTACTTCTCAAGTTATCTATCATAAGACCGATACCTGCACCTTCCTTCGAAGCGTAAGCTATTTTAGTTAAAGTGTTTTCGATACCATCGATGCTATCTTCTTGCAAGTGGGTAAGGTTACAGGATATCATTCCGTTTCTACCCTCAATACCTGCATTAGTATAGATAGGTGTAGCACAGTTGATTCGCTTAGTCTTCAACTCATCTGCAAATAACTTGTATTCCTTCTTATCTTTTGCTAAGTGTCTAGCCACTCTCTCGTACATACAAGAGGGTAACTCCGATGGAGACCCATCAACCTTCTTAGAGTACTTCTTCAAGAAAGTAATAGCACCAAAGAAATCGTATGTTTCATCAACAGGTTGAAGAGGCTTGTCAATCAGTTTAGATAATCTACTTAGTAGCAGTCTACCTCCAAGCAAACTATAGTCAGGGTGTGTCGTTACCATATCAGCAGATGAAAAGGCAATCAGTTCATCCAAATCAGTAGTGGTCATCCCATCCTTGATAGATGGGATAACCTTTTGAAACAACTCGTGAGGGTTTACTTTCAACCCCTGAGAGCGATTCTTAATTCTATTTAAAATTTTATTTGGAAGAAACTGTTGACTGCTTCCGTCTCTCTTGGTAATCCTCATCTTAAAACTCGTCTGTGAACATGCCTTCAGTAGTAGTAGGAATATCTACTCTAGTGTACTGACCTGTTCTTTGTTCAAAGAAATTGTTTTTCGCTGACAACCCAATACGAGCCATGTAGTCAAGTGGGTTTCTAACATTGAAATACTTACCACATCCGAAGTCTTCTAAGACGATATCAGTAACGTATTTAACGTACTCCAGCATCTCTTCCTTTGTAAGACCTTGTAAGCCGTTAGGCATACTATCTAAAACAAACTTTTGCTCTACATCGAAACACTCAAGAATGATTTTCTGAATTTCGTGGGTAGGAATCTTGTACTCATCCTTGATGTAGTTGTTGTATAGGTACTGAGCAAACTCATAATGCAAGGATTCATCTCTAAGGATTAATTCGTTCATAGAACCCAAGCCATTCATCTTGTTACGTGACCTATACCAAAACACTCCTGCGAATACAGAGGAGAAAGCAATACCTTCCACACAAGCAAATGCCACAAGTCGGTGAGCAAATGATGGATGGTCAATCCACTTCTCTGCCCAAGAAGCCTTGTCTTTTACTGCTTGGTTGGTAGACATTGAATTAAATAAATCGTTTCTTTCTTGGTTGTCTTTAATGTATGTATCAATAAGGAGTGAATACCCATTGGCGTGAACCTGCTCAATGAATGTTTGATGTCCATAAAAATACTGAGCTTCAAGTAGCTCTACTTCATTCATAAAGTTGGTAGCCAAGTTGTCTATCACAAGACCATCAGAGATAGCAAAGAATGCAAGGATGTTTTTCAAGTAACTTTTTTCATCTTCTGACAACGCATCGAAGTCATCAGAACTCAAGTCAACCTCTTCAGCAACCCACGTTTGCTTTTCTGCTTTTTTATAATAATCCCACAAATCAGTATGGGACAATGGGAAAATAGAATACCTCTTCCCTAAATCCTTAGAGTTTAAATACATAGTTTAAGTTTAACAAAATTAGATAAAAAACCCACCGAAAATTCGATGGGTAAAGAGATGCAATATACTAAGAACAATTGAATTTTCCAAATAAGAAACAATTGTTATTAGAAAGGTAAATTATCTCTTACAGGCTTATTGTACCTAAATACAACTGACTTCTTTTCTTCACAAGAGGCAGTCCCTTCCTTCTCTTCTAGCTTCTTCAGAGACTTTAATTCAGTCTCCATTTCAGTTACCTTTTCAGAATAAGACCACTTTTTTCTATTCTGCCAAGAGTATGAGCCGAAGTAAAACTTCGTACCCTCTTCGGGTAAGTATTCACTGAGTCTTTCTTTCAACTCAGCTTGTTCCTTTTCAATATCCCTTCTTTTTTCTTCAAGGAATGCGTAACGCTTATAAACTTCTTCTCTAGTCATAATTTAAATTAAAATGGTAAGTCTTCAATACTTGGCTTTTTAACCTCAGCTTTTGTTGGTTCAGGTGTTGAGGAATTTTCATCTTTAGCGAAGTTTTCACCAATTTGTTTTTGTAGGAAGTTGTATAGGTATTCGTTTCTGTTATCGAAGTTTGGTTTCTTCTTACCCATTTTTTCTTCCCACACAATTGAAGGGATGTCTCCGTCTTCGTTTTTAGCTGACTGATATGATAGAGCTTTTTCTACCTTTTCTCCGTCAACTCGGAACGTAAACCCTCTGTAAGGATACTTAGCATTCTCAGGCTGATATACATAAGCATTGACTGTGTAAGTTCGACCTTTCTGTAGGTTAGGTAGCTGACGAACGAAATCAGTTGTGAAAGGGTTCACCTCTTCTCCCATAAGGAAAGGGAACTCTATGTTGTAATACTCATCTCCTTTAAGAGTGAATGAAACTCTTTGTCCATACTGAGTGTCTCTAAATTTTACATCTACAAGAGTTCCCTCTACAGGCTCTCTATAAATTTTCTTATAGTTGACTCCTGACTTGTTGCCAACTGACCACTCGTTCTTCTCAAACCCCTCTTGTGGCTCCTTTGAACTTTCTTGGATTGCTCCGTTTGAATAATTTACTTTTAAGTAATGTGTCATAATACTGATTTTAAAAATTTACTTTACATCTTTTTTCTCCACTACACCGAGACCCCTAAGCTCGGATGCACAAGTATCGGTAAATATACGAATACTTTCTAAAACTTTCGACAAATACTGATAATTTGCATATGCCATTGAATAATCCCTAATCCACTCCTCGTAATTAGGTGATGCCCCAAGGTAGTCTCTTAATGTTGATTTCGCTATACTGCCAAAGGTACTACTTTCTTTTAGATATTGCAAGGCTTTTGCTCTTTCAACTGTCTTTGATTCTTCTAAAAGCATCTTTACACGATTAACTTCGTGAACATAGTGGTCTACTAATTCACGATAAATGAAATTAGCTTTTGTTCTTGTCTCTTGAACAAGGTTATATTGTCTTGGTAACTCCATCCTGTGGAACTCTTCTTGAAGTTTTGAGAAAGCTCTTTCTAATTCTCTAATACCTCCTTCCACTTCCACCATTCTTTGATAGTTTCTAGATACTTTTAGGTTACTTATAACCTCTTTTATAATATCTACTGCACATAGTTGGTCTGTACATTCGACTATCTTGTCTACCAATTGTTTTGCTGTATCACTCATATAACTTTTAATTTAACACCGTTTTGGTCTACTAATATACTAACTTTATATTTATTATCAAAATAATAAGTCATATTATCAAACCCATAATTAGTAAAGTTAAGGATTAACTTTAAATCATAGAAGTTTTTTCCTTCTTGTTTACACCAATGTTTCAAGAAAACCATTCTAGTCTTATCATTCGCCTTTTCTCCCCTGAAAAGTTTGATATAATCATACTTACTTAGCATTTAATATTTTAAATATCTTATAATGATTAGATATTTCCTTCACCGTCTCTCTTACAATAGCTTCTGCTCTTGCTATAGACTTATCAGAAAACATATATGTTTCTCTCCAAACATTAGTGCCTATACGTAAAGACTTTCTCCCTGCACCATTCATACACTCTCTACCCCCCAACCTTTCTATGATAACATACTCTGCGTTCTCTACTTTTAATCCTCTTTGCTGAAGACCTAAGATATATAATTCTAATTGAAGTTTCTTTGGGTCGTGTAAGTCAGCCTTAGAACTTTTTGATTTAGTCTTATAGTCTCTCACTATATCTACTACACCATCTTTTGGTTCAGACATATCATCAATATAACCAAGAAGACAGAAGTCACCAAAATCAATGACTATCTCTTCTTGAAATACCCCAAGAGGTTTGATGTCTTTTATAGTTTCAAGTTCTTTAGGAGTAAATGGTTCGCAATCGCCAAGAGTAACACAATCCTCCACCTCAGTACCAAACTGTCCCCAACCCATATCAGGGAATCGCTCACCTAAAAAGTATCTAATCATATACTCTTTGTTACCTACCATACCTGTGTTGAATCCTTTCTTAGCCGTCCAAGACTCTACTTGTGACCAACTTGTTACAGGCATCCCTATGAACTTCTCGTGTTCGGGACGACTGCCCCCACGTTCCCATTGTTCTTTACTATACGTTTTAGGTAATTCTAAACTCATCTTATTCTTCGTCATCTATGTTAAAATCATCATTCTCTAAGAAGTCTCCTTCGGGCATAGTCTTACCTGCATAGTAAAATATACCAAATATGATTGTTAAACAAACTATAATAATTATTGCACTAAACATCTTACTCTTCTTTTCTATAAATTATGAATGAGGGTTTACTCATCTCGTTGTTGTATCCTATTTTAATCGTGTCACTTTCTAAGTATAGATAGCACACTATGTTTCCTTGTTCTAGGGTTTTAACTACCCTATATCCATCTTCATTTGCCACTGTATCAATTTCTTCAAGGGTCACATCAAAATAGATGTGCTGACCTTTTGCAAATATACAAAATAAAAATGAAACAAGAAAACATATAGTTCTCATTACAAGAGTTCTTGTAATTCTGAAGGCACATTCCCTTTAAACATTGTTTCTAAAATGTTCTTAGTAGCATCCTTATCTAGATTCATTGAGGCCAATTTATCTCTTAAACCCTTTATGTCTTTTATGTTAATTACATTATAATATGCCTTTTCTAATGTGCCTAAGTTCTTATCTTCAATCACCTCGTCTTTCCAATCAGTTTTGATTCCTGCCATCTTTTTTATAACATCGTGACATAGGCGAACATTTACTTCACATCGGTGAGTGATTTCTTCTATCTCATCATTCACGTACATAGTAGACACATCTTTACCTAAAATAATACTTTCTGCATAGTCTAAGTTAAAAGTGTGAGCAAGTGATAGAAGAGAGGCTGATTTGTAAGCAGTACCTTGCCATAACTCTTTGATGTCGTACATCCAAGTGATATCCCAAGGTTTAAGACCCGAAGCATCAAATAAGTAGTGAACAGGAATATCGTTGACGATTGCTCTACGCATAACATAAGGTAAAATAAAACTCTTTACAGAGTGCCCACATAGATGAATAGTACTCCAACTATTTTGAAAAGCATCCACCATTTTGAATAATGTCTCAATGATTTCCTTCTCCTCCCCCTTAATTGTCTTGATATTTAATTGATGATTACTAACATATCCTAAAGACACACAGAAAATTCTACCATACTCAGGGAATAATGGTGCTGTCTCTGCATACGCTTCTGTCTCATTGCCTCCGTCTGTCCAACTATCATAGAGTAGTCCTTCAATAGGGAAGTCATTTTCTTGGGGTACGCACTCAATACTGATGAATAGTACCTTTCCTAACTCAATGTTTTTTAATGCTCTCATACTTTGTTGTTTTTAAAACGTAATCGGCAAGGTCATCTCCCTCACCTAAAAATTCTGTATCTTGTACAAAGGTAGATATATTTATTGACTTTGCCAAATTTTTTTTTCTAAACTCTTCTGCTTTAAGTTTCCAATATCCAAAACTCCTTTCTCCTTTGTCGGGGTGCAGTACCACTTTTCTGTCTTTTAAATTAGGTAAAAAGTGTTCTTGCAAGTTAGTAACAGATGATGTCGCTAACCAAATGTGTTGAGGCTTTACACAAGACATTATCAATGCAGTTTTCTCTGACTCTACTATGTGTACTTCTGCATCGGGCATCATTGTGAGAATATGCGAGCCATAGAAACACATTTCAAAATTGTAATTATCTATTTTAGAGTGTAGCCATTTCACATTTTTCCAAGCCTTGTCGTGTTTAGTCCTGCGAGGTTCTCCTCCTCTTAATTCATAATTCATTATCTTACCACTACGAACTTGCTTCTTGTCATCTATGAACCAAAACATAGGGGCAAAACCCCCATTAAAAGGCACAGAAACAAGGTTGTAACGCACGAACACCTTAGTAGCGATATCTACTCCCCACTTGTCCATTATAAAGCCTAAGAGAGCATCTGTGTTGCTCCAACATTTTTGTATAGAATCCTTGACAATAGACAAGGGCATAACAGAAAGTGGAGGTTTTTCTGTTTTTATTTCATCTTGTTTTAAAACTGCTTGACCTTGTGGACGATTCTCATACCCACATTGGTAAACTCTGTCGCATTTACCATACTGCGAATCACATAACTTATCTTCTTTATTGTCAAAGAATAAATTAAATCGTTTAACTCCTCCACATCGAGGGCAGTTGACTTTGAAATTTCTTCCGTGCCTTGCTTTGGCATACTCATATCTATACACGCTCGTGATGTATTTTCTTATATGAATTTAAATAAACTAACTCGCCATTGTCCAATCGTTTAGCACGTTGGATATATTGAATTTTTCTACCTCTTGTTGGCTTTCTATTATTATTGACTCTTCTATACTGACCTAGCATAGATAAGTCTATTTCCTTTTCTATAGGCTCAGAAACAGGTTTAGCAACTGCTACAAATCGTAGAGACTCTATTCCATTAAATACTGCATCTTTACGAGAATCAAAGGTATCAGTAGGCATTACATCAGTAAAGAAAGGGTCAATGGTTCTAAATGCCCATTTCTTGTCTCCAAACTTGGTAACATAACCTGCTAATTGCTCTGTACCATTACCTCCAGAATACTCGTCAGTATAAACTTCATATTCTGTATAATCCTTTCTACCTGTCTTATTAAAATTAACCATTTCTTCTTTTATTTGTATTGTACGCTAATTTACTATTTTCTTTTAACTTACGCAAGAAAATGTTGCAACCTATTTCTCCACCACTTGGTGCATAAAATTCTTTAGGTATGTATTTCTTGTTTTTATTGTCGTAAATGAAAATAAAATCACCACTCTTTCTTTTCTCAAACCTTTCCTTTGTTGAGGTATTCTTTGAGTGATTTGTATGAAGTTTCATATACTCTCTCTCCTGCTGTTTCATAAGACTTATTAAATTTATTTAAGTTTTCTTCAAAATATGCCTTGTCTACTACTGACAGGGGCAGTATAACAAGGTCTTTCCTATTAGGGTCTTTTACTTTTAAAGGGCTTTCAACCATGCTTGTGTATTTTTTTGGGAATGCTACGAAAACATCTATAGGTCTAACATTGTAACCTGTAAACCTTGTTTCCTCCTGTTCGCAAACAACCAATGGTACTTTGCTTTCAATTAAAGGTTTCAAATTATGTTTTCTTAGTCTTCCAAATTTACTCTTTTTATACATTGTAACATATTTGTTTAATTCAAATAAAATTAGTACTTTTAAATGAAATTATTAAAAAAATAACAACATGAAAATCACAGATAAAATTAAATCGGTATTAACTTCTGACATCTTCATCGCTACTGCTTCGGCTGTTCTCGGTGGAGTCGTTTTCTTTAAGGGTTTGCCCCTTCTCGGTGGTATTGCCATCGGAGTCGCTCTCACTAAGTTGTGGGGAGTCCTCAGGAGGGCATAAAGGAAAGGTAGGGTTATATCCACTACCATCTCCACCCATATATAGGTCGAGAGTGTACGCAACGTCCTCTCTCTTAGTACCTGCAAGGTCATCAGCGTAGATGGGAGTTCCATCACCGACATAAGCACCCCACACATTATACTCTAAGTATTCGATGGCTTCCTCTACGCTCATGCCTTGTTCCTCACAAACCTCCACCATTTTTAATTTAGAATAAACTACCTTTGGTGTTTCAGTCCATTCGTGACTAAATCCTAATATCGCATCATCAAACCCATCTGCAAAAAGGGTGTGTTCTTTTTTCTCTCCCATTTTATTTAATTTAAAACCATATGTTCAACCAACTCTTTTTTTAGGTTGAACTTTTTACAAACCATATCCACGCTATCATCGTGAGACTCATAATGGTCGTAACGGAACTTAACATATTCCCTTGACACCATCCAATCCACATCTAAACTACTTAGATATCTTTCTACTCCGTCTACTATTACTTTATATTTCATTAGTCTACCATTGCTAAAGTTTCCAATTGGTCACTTACCTTTCTCCAATAACGATTGGTACAATAAAACATATGCCCATTCGTTCCACCATTCCAGCACCTTGCTATCTTCTCGTATGAAGAGTTTGGGTGATAGTATTCTTTCCATACATAGAACATCTCTTTAGACTTCTCTACGCTATATCTATCATCATAGGTATACCGAACATTACTACCATTCTTCCCTAATATCCTATTCACTTCACGAACCATGATAGGATGTATCTGTAATACGCCTACTGCTTTACCTCCATCTCCAATCGCAGTTGAATCCCCTCGTGACTCTACGTGAATCATTGCATCCACCAAGAACTCAATTGGAACTTGGTCTTGTGCATAAACATTTAGTGTAACCATTGTTGCAACAAATATAAAAAACTTTTTCATAGTATTAAAATAAATTATAACCTACTATTACAATAGTAAATATGCTAAAAATAAACATCAAGAAGAACCTAATCATCTTCCCAATAAACCTTGAATCTATGTCACCAACAGGGTCATTCTCAGTATCACCCTCTGACATTAGGGAGTAAATACCATAAGAGAACATTATGGTGATGAATACTGCAAGTAACTCTACCATCACTTATTTTTTAGAATGTTAAAGTAGACTCCTGCACATAAGATGGAAGGAACCCACTGCCCTACGAACATCGCTTGTTCTACATTACCTGTAAAGTAAAAGTATTCAGAAAAAACAAGGCTTATAACAGCCGTACCTAATATAATTAAATTTGATTTAGAAATTTTCATAGTATAAATTTAGTACTCCCTAAAGGACTCGAACCTTTAACCTACAGATTAGAAATCTGTTGCTCTATCCCGTTGAGCTAAGGGAGCATATTGTTATTCCAAACGCTTAAAGTAATTAAAATACTTTACATTAGGATAATACCTTACCACTTCAGCGTGACCTTTTTCTATAAGTTTAGCATTTAGCATTTCTCCGTTGTGTAACCAAACATACGCTAAAACTCTGTTATACTTATCATACTTTTCCACATCAAATTCAAGTCTCACGTACTCTCCTTCTATTAAATACCTCGTGTACGCAGATGCTTCTTTACCTCCTACTTCTTCTGTTACATTTTCAAATGTGTAGGCTTCGGGAGTATTCACACCGATGAGTCTTACTTTATAAGTATCCCAATCAGAATCGTACAACCAAAAGGTGTCACCATCTACAACTTTTTTTACCTTATAAAAAACACCTTCGCTTAATTGTCCAAAAACTGATAAACAAAAAAACGTGATAAAGACAAATGTCAGTTTAATTTTCATCATTCTCTATAACTTCAAATAATTGACCTGTGGCTATGAGATACATATCACTTAGTGATTCATTACCCCTGCATTCCAAGTCTTCTTCTACTGCCAACTCTTTAGGTAACACATTCATCAGTCTTTTAATTATTGCTGACCTTGTTATTTTACCTAATTTTTTCATCGCCCCTGTCCTTTATATTTTTTAGCATAATACTTAGCCCCCTTATGCTTAGAGTTCTTACTCTTGGCGTGAACACCTTTACGCTTCCTTTTAGGAGTAGCCAACGCTTCGCTTCCGTATTTAACTTTTGCCATTTTCTTTTAATTTATTTATCCAAGATAGAATTCTTCCACACAATTCATAGTCTTCTGTTTCCTCAACTCTTGATATATTCTTTTCAAGTATGTCTAAGAACTCAGACTCTTCTGCAATCATATTAAACTCGTAGTCATCTTTACCAACGGATACTATATCACATTGGTCTTTACCTTCATCTAAAGCATCGCAAATTTTACGACACACATTTAAACTAAACGATGTAGGGTCAAAACTAAATTCAAAGTCTTTATTAAAAGTAAAAAAATCATCAATCATTTTATCCATATTATATTTCGAAAGAATAGGAAAAGTAATCCTCCTCTGTCATTAAATTAACATCAATTTCGTGTGATGTCATTTCATCTACAAGCAATTTACTATTTTTATTTTTTCTGTACAATGGGTTAAGCAACAACCTATACACATCTCCATCCTTGAAAAGTTTTGCTTGTAGTATATGTGCTTTGCCGTCTTTTATTCTAAAAGTTTTATCTGACGTTTCTCCGTACTTAAAATCTTTAAGGACACCCTGCGCTATCGTTGAATAATTTGCTTCTAGCACCCACTCATTTGTAGTGGGAACTAAAATAAAATTAAAAACTTCTATCTCTATAAAATTCTCTATCATCACTTACAATTATTTAAACGCTTGTTTGCTTCCTTCACGAACATATCAATTTCAATTAAATCATTCTTCGTGTCTTGTATCTCAGTCCAAAAAGAAGTTGTAGAATCAAACTGATGTTCTTTACCATCCAATGTTCGGTAGTAAGGATTGTAGTATAGTGTAGGTTCTACATCATCCCCACCAACTATCTCACAATACCAAATAGGATTGTCGTGTTCATCTGAAATAGTAAAACAACCTAACATACTATCGTTCTCAGATGGACTGATAACTCCTGTTCGCCAACCCAACTTCTCCCCAAACAACATCCATCTGTTTGATTCCCAATTGTACCATACACTATCTATAAACAATTCGAATGACTCTCCATATGATGGTTTGTCAAAGTCGCACGTTTGTCCGTACTCTGTTACTAAATTTCTTACCTTTTCGCCAAGCACTGCATCATTCGCAGTTCTATTCACAAGACTAAGTAATTCTTTTCCTAATTGTGTTTGCAATTCCATTGTATCTATTTTTAAACTTTTTACAAAATAAGACTATTCAGTGACTTATCCAAATCATTTTCGTTAATTATTTCTCCACACCCTTGCAATTCATCTACATAGGTAACGTTTTCTATTGCTTCGGGCAACCTATCAGCCAATTCAGTACAACATTCGTAATTGTTATCATACAACATATCCCCACTACCATTATCAGCCATCGTTATTTCTACGAACTCAAACTTATTATCTTCCAATAACTTGAACCATACGCTATAGTAAGGGTGGTGCGTGTGTTCTAACTCTTCTCCGTTCTGTATTTTAACCTCTCCTGCGATTTGGCAACCACATTCCTCATACTCCAAAGTAAACGATAGGTTAGGGAATGCTTTAGAGATAGTTAAAATAAACTCTACGTTAGGTGACCAAGCCGTATCATAACCTATTGAATAGTAATCATCATCTCTTTGATTCTCATAACTACTTATAGAATCTACATCCCATTTAGTACCCCAATGAGAACATCTCCATTCGTACCAATCATCTCTTAGTTCTTCTCCACCCTTGTCTGTCTGTTTTCTTGGAGTCGGCATAAAACTTTCCATACAAAAGTTACCACCACTCAAGTCAATTATTCTGTAGAACTCAGACATATGTTCTTTAGTCCCACACACTTCTAATCTATTTAAACACCAATTCGGCATAATTTCTAATTTTTAATTTATCTTAAACTAATCCACGTTACAAAAAGGCAAATAGCCAATACTATCAAATCATTCATACTAGTGATAGAATATATAGTCATCATTAGGATTACTATTCCTCCATACATTTATAGCATCACGTTGAATAGGCATCCCCCCTTTTACCTTGTCCCTTATTGGGAACGAGTTAGGCATATCCTCATAGTATAGGTCACAACAATCATTCAGTGCCATATGCTCCCCACAATCGTGACATACGATATGCTTATCGTTTATTCTGTGCAGTAGAATTGTGTCGCAGTTAGCACAACACACAATGTTAATTCCATTAGACTGCACCTCTAATTGCAATTTTACTTGCTCTGTTTTAAGTTTTTTACTCATAATTATCTTCCTTCGTATTCCCACATAACTGCATTACAATAAGCGTGTACTGCACCTTCTGTCATCCCTGTATCGTGATTGTGTTGTAAGTGAACAGGATACTTTAAAAAGTTAGGTGGAAATAAATCCCAATTGATTTCTTTCTCTGTTATGTATTGTGGAGGCTCTTTACTTAAATCACCCCCACAATAATAACACTTACCTTTTTGTTCTGAAATGTATTGCTCTCTGACTTTTCTACGTTCTCTTGAATGTAGTTTAGTGTAATCAATAGGTAATACATACTTCATAACTACCAACTCGCTTGATATGAATAACTTGCATCGTAACCAACAATCGAATGCTCTTCGATAATTTTACCGAACACCTCAACTGCTTCGTTCACATCTTGCTCGTACCACTTATCTATCTCGGTGCTACCAAAGAAGAAACCTTCTTGTGGTGGTAGTGTTTGCCCTGCGATAACCTTATCCCCAATACTAAGACTCTCTTTAACTAAAGATAACATCTCGTGTATTTGTATCAATTCATTTATATCTAAGTAAATAACTTGGCAGTTGTCTACTCCACTCGCAAAGTTGTCTACTACATATCCATGAAGAGCATTGAACTTTCTAAACTCTCCAAAGACTTCTTCGATGTACCGAACATTCTTTAGGTTTATGTGCGAAAGGTCAGCATCATCAAATTTAAGTTCCATGTTGTTGACATCTCGCTCACTCCACCTATCGTCACTATCTTTAGTGTTTTTTAATTTACCAACGTAAGTACGTCTTGAAAAATACATATCTAATCCCATAGTTTCTAATTTTACTCTAAGTTAATAATTTACTTGTTAATCGTTTGTTAAAAAATGTTAACAAGGTAATACCCAATATCCATATACGGCTCTCGTACCTCCTCTTGAACAATCATATGTGTCGTTGATGGTGCCGTCAACTACTGCCGTATAATGTCTACTCACTCTACATATAATCCTTCCCTTTGGTAATTCGTCTTCTCTAAGATGCGTGGTACACCCCGAACCAATAGTCATCTTAGGAATCCATTTTAATCCATAGTGTTCGGTTATCTTATGAAAGGTGTGAGTGTGAATACCTGTTCTTGCAGAGGACTTACCTCTACGTCTCTTACTCGGCTTCTCTTCTTTACAGAACTCATTAACCTTGTCATAGACTTCTTTGTAAGGTAGTTGCAAGGCGATAGCCAAAGCACGAACCCCACAATCCCCTGTGAGTCCTTTGAACCCTGCATCTGCTCTACCTCCATCATTGAATTTCCAAACTTGTTTCATAGTATTTAATAATTTGTTTACACAAATATATGGATTATTTTTGACATCAAATGTTAAGAAATGTTAAAACTTTCATCAAGTTCCCACTCAAAAGCCTTCTCCATCATCTCAATCTCAGTAATCAATAAGATGACTTTTTTATTTAATTCGTTTTGAGTTTCCTCGTGTAAGTTCTCTGCAATCTTATTTGCCTTGAGGATAGAAGTCCTCGCTTCCAAAAGATAATGTTTAGCAACTTTTAGTTGCTCGTCTTTTTTATCTAATCGTGCTTTCATATTAGTCTATTGGTGGATAAAAATCTAACATACCTCCCTTATGCTTATTCCAAACTTTTTTTATCTCATTTAAAATTTCAGCATCCTCATACTTCTCAATAACTTCTGCAAACTCGTTCATCATTATTCTATAATCATAATCATTACGTGCTTTACATTTGTTAACATAATGATTGATAGTAGTGTGGTCTGCAAGTCCAAGTATCTTGGCTATCTTTGATTGAGTCATTCCCACTCTAAAATGTAATACGTGAGCCATTGCTATTCGCACATCAACTAAGTCACGCTTACGTGAACTGCCTACAATTTCTTCTTTGTTAAATCCTTGATTCTCAACGACTTGCCAAAGTTCATCAACTAAATTACTTTTCATGCGTACTGAAATTTTTCAATGTGTTCCTCGTATTTGTCTACAACTCTATTGAGTACCCTTGTCAGTTCTTTGTAATCAAAATTATCTCTCTCATCCATGTGATTGACATAATGATTTATAGTAGAATGCTCATGGCGATTAAGAATTAGTGCAATTTTGTACTGCGTAAGTCCTAATCTATAATAAAGTAATTGGGATAAAGCAACACGAACATCTACAAACTCACGCTTACGTGACGAACTTAAAACATCTTCTTTAAAATATCCTTCTCTTTCTATCGCTTCCCATAGCGAATTAACTAACTTATCAGTCATTTCTTTTTATTTAAAATTAACATTACCACCAACTCGGTGCTTCTCTTCCTCTCTCCCACTTAGCAAAGCGTGACTTATCTACTTTGTAGTAGATACGATACGCAAGTACTGCACTTGGTTGTCTGCATTCATCGGGCATTGCTTGAGCAAACTCAGTCAACTCCCCTTGAGGAATCAAGTCTGCCAACTCTCCCATCATACGGATACCATCCTCGCAGTAGTGAGGTTTATTGTATCTAAGTTTAAATTCCTCGCACAACGCTAACCCATGTTGTACTGCCCATCTAAAATTATCTCGGCTATCTCCTACCCATCGTGTACAAGGATGATTGTGGTAGCCACCTTTCAATGGCGTACCACCTTTGGTTGTCGGCATAACATCATCTGTTGCACCATACCTACGCAAGGCAGAGCCTATCTGCTGATATAACTCCACGACCATCTTAGGTACGTGCTTGTCGCAATGCATCTTTGCAGATACAATTGGGTCTTTATGTAGTACAAATATATTCATCTCTATTCTTTCTCTAAAGATACACAATTTTTGATAAATCCTACTACTGCATCGTAGACATCTTCTATGATTGCGTAAGGAATAATATCCATTAGATACTCTCGGTATTCGTTCTCCCAATACTTTTCATCTCGTGTTATTTTACCTACTACAGGCATTAACCAATCCCAAGACTCGTGGTAGTTGAGTTGACTCTCCATATATCCTTGCTCGTAGAAGATACCATCTTCTCGCATCTCTGCCAACTCTTTAAAGTAGTCTTCATCTGACTTGTATTGCACACCCATAAAGTCTGCAATTAGTTTATTTTCTTTCACGATTTCTTATTGTATTCCTTAATAAATTTCACGACTGCTTCGTGAACTTCATCTATGTTGATGGTTAGTAGTGCATCGTTAATGACGTAGTGTTTACCTTCTTCTTGAAAACACTTCTCCACTACGGGAATCAACCAATCCCATGAGGTGTGGTAGTCTCCACGTTGACCTTCAATGAGATTAACGTCCATAAATTCTGCTATTAATCTATTCTCTTCCATTTCTTTTTAATTAAAACCAATCATTTGCTTCATCAAACGGAACTACCTTTGTGCAAGTTTCATTTCTTAGATATAAATCATCATCTTCATCTACACCTACCACATCGCCACTATCCCAATTGTATGCCCAATCGCCATAGGTTATCTCTCCTTTGCTAGTCTTCCACTCCAATCCAAAGTTGTCCATCAATACCTCACTCATTTTCGATTTGTTTTAAGATAATTTGTTTATTATCGTTTGACAAGTCTGCAATCGCTACAACCTCTTCGTTTCCGTACAAGTCATCAATTGCTTCTTGCTTGTTGCCAAAGATGATTACCTCTCCACTCTCCTCAAAACGTAGCATTCTATCGTTTGCTCTGTCGTAAATTACGTATTCGTTACTCTGCATCTCTAAGCGTTTATCTCAATTAAGTACTCTATGTAACTATCAAGGAATGCTATCCTCTCGGCATCATTTGTCAAGTACAATTTAATTAACTTGTCCAACTCTAACTCACTAATGAGGTTATTACCTAAATCAAATTCGTAATAGTGCATCAATCGTTCACGTAGAACCTTTGCATCTGTTACTTTTGATTTTTCCATTGCAAGACGTTTGGCACAATCCATTACCATAATTTTATCGTGATGCAGTAAGGCTTCTGCTAAAGATTCTTTTAAAGAAGATATTCTGTGTGTTGCACTCCCTATGGAAGTACATACTTCTCTCGCAATAAAGAAGACACATCTCCAAGACTTATATATTGAATCTACTGACTGCCATTTGTCATCTGTAGTATGGCTTAAATCGTAAGTAAATTCAGAATCCTCAATTATGCATTCCCAACCCTTCTCTTCATTATACTTTAGTGGTACACCTATCACTCTTAGTAGTGCTAAGTCTTCTCGGTAATCAATGCTTTCTTTTGTGTAGTTTGCTACGTATCCCATATTTTCTAATTTTGTTTTCACAAATATATTAATAAAATGTTAATTATTATGTTAAGAGATGTTAAAAACCCCACCCACTACAGGTGGGGCAAAACACGAAAAAACAAATTAACTGAAATTCTCTTCGATAGTCTCTGCTTCGGTGGTCACTACATCTTCATTCGCTATCTTATCAAATAGATGGTATATAGCATATGATTCGATTAACATATCTCTACCCTTTAATGTGCCATCAGTTATCTCTATGCGATAACTTTTGATGTCGCCATCTCGCTTATTCGTTTTAAGTAATTTAAAAGAGTGACCTCCACTTATACGCCAATCCCTTGCTTCCAATCCAAAATACTTATCAGTACCTAACTGAGTAGGTACAAGTATCTCGTGACCTTCCTTAAACTTTTCCATCAATGCATTTCTTACCATTGACTCAGCACTACCACTAAACTCTCTTGGAATCTCTACTTTGTACTTAGACTGCGTTTCTTCACACGCAATAAAATGATTGTACCGAATTTTTAAATCAAATAAAAAACTATCTATTTCGCTTTTCTTACTGCGAATAAACTCGAATACTTTTACTCTCGATTCTAAGAACTCTATGTTATCATCGTAGTCAAAAAACTTTCTATCGTCTTTGCTCGAACTTAATTTAGGTAAATCCATTTTTACTTCGAACAAAGGTTCAGCATCATGAAGACTAGTTCCTTTGTGAGGAGTACGTAGTACAATAGTCACATCGGAATGCCAATGTAGATTCTTGGCTTCCCCACATCTAAATTTTACAAACATATGGTCGTATCTGTACTCAGTTTCTATCAAGAAACTCTTGTCAGAGTCATCGCCATCAATCACTAATCCCCTATCATCTGAAGATGCATCAGCATAGCATTCCAAGATTCCAAACATTAAGTCTTGGAAAATTTCTTTGAATGTATCCTTTGCCCAATTGTTAAGGGATAGACGTTCGTTCCATATCTTCTCACGAATCCTTTCATTCGCCATCCATATTGTGTGACCTTGTCTTAGTCGGTCATTCATATCGTCTATCTCAGACGATGTAAGTAGGTTCATATTCAATTCCCCTAATCCTTCTTTTATCAGTTTTAAGTTTTCCATATTTTCTGTTGTTTTTTTCTGATGTAAATATACAAATTATTCCGATGGGCGTTTGTTAAGAAATGTTAAAGCAAAATAAAACTAAGTAAAAACATTCCACTCAAAGTAATTATACCTAATATCATTAGCAATTCAAAGACCTTGTAACTCATTTCTTTTTACTTTATTATATTCTTCAATAAACTTCACGACTGCATCGTAGGTAGCATTTAAAGTATTTACACGTTTTGATGTGTCTACTACAATCATCTTAGGTGGGTGCGAATAATGAATTGCTACTCCATCGTTTGGCATAATGTCTATCCTCTCTACTAACATACCTTCTTCAAGTCCCCTAATCCTCTCCACTACGGGCATCAACCAATCCCAAGATGTGTGGTATTCCATTTCATCATCAATAAAAAAATGCTTTTCATCTACACCATCATTGATGCATTCGACAATCCCATACATTTCATATTCGGTTGAGTTACCAAGTACAATGGGTTTCGCACCCATAAATTCTGCTATTAACTTATTCTCTTTCATGATTCCTTATTTAATTGTTTAATAAATTCTACGACTGCTTCGTACACACTTTTAATTAACTCGTCAACAGAGTGTTTGCAACTGACCTCTACAATCACATCATTCGTGATGTTGTCTACAATTTGAGTATCCATTGAAGCAATAAGGAAAGTGTATCTATAATCGTCTAATAAGTTTATCTTCTCCACTACAGGCATCAACCAATCCCAAGATATTTCATAAGATAGTTCGTGTTCCTCATACCAAGCACCATTGTGGTAATAGTTCAAAATATCATTTGGCTTGAATACCTCTGTAGGTAACTGCTCAAACTCTGCTATTAACTTGTTCTCTTTCATTTGTCCTCATTTAAAAGTTCCTCAAGTTTACTTTCGAATTCTTCTCTGATGTACTCTACATCGTAAACCTTTTGATTAGTTTTTTCATCTATGTAGTAATAGATTCCAATTTCCATCCCTTGATATTTAATTTCTTTCATTTCTTTTTATTTAAGATAATGTTTTGTTATTGTTTCTTCTGCCATTGATTCGATGTAAGAATCACTTGTACCACCATCTACTTTTGCCCACACCTCTCCATCTCTTGTTTCTAAGAACTCTTGGATAACATCGTCATAAATGATATGAATTGCTACTTGTTCAATACATTCTGTTGAGCCTATATTGTCTAAAGCCATTTCTCGATGTGGTTGCTTAACTCTAATACGTTCCCACGTTCTCGCAGTATGTATTAGAATTGTGTTGTAAATTTCTTGGTCAAATAATGTTATTTTATTTTCTTTCACGTCTTTTTTATTTAAAATTATTTAATCGACTATCGTGTAGCCTTTTTCCCAAAGAAGATATTCGTAGTAGGATTCGTCAAAGTTCTCCCAATTGTCATTCGTATCTTCAACCAAATTGTTTTTTACTGCCATATCCCACTCTGCGTTACGCATCTCTTGATATGTACTCATTGATATTTCCTTCATGTTTTCTAATGTTGTTTCCACAAATATATGAATAAAATGTGAATTCATTTGTTAAAAAATGTTAACGAATTCTTTTTATCTAAAATTTAATGTTGTGTACTTCCTCCACGAACTTGGAAAAGCAAGAGTCGTGACGTTCCATCATTCCCATCTTGACCTCTTCATCTGTAGGTACATAGTTACCCAACCATTTGTGGTAACCATCTTCTCCCCAAAACGGAACAAAGTAAGTATCTTTATTGGCATCTATTAACTTGAAATGGTGTGAGCCATTATGTATAACTAAGTACTTTACCATTATTTCTTTTTATCTAAAATTATATGAATACTCTTCCCAATTGCTCTCAAAGTTTTTTAACTTAATTCTTTTGGTCAGAGGTTTCCCACTACTTTTTACCATTACGGCTTCATTGTCTTCAACGTCCAACCAATTTAATTGCCATACGTTGCCACTTCTCTTGTGCTTGTACCACTTACCTTGCTTTGCCATCATTTCTTTTTAGATAATTTTAAGTAAGGTAAAAATGTTCTGATTATTTCGTAATCCCTTTCACTTAATTTACTATACCACTCCTCAGAAACTTCATCATCTTTTAGAGAGGTAGGATAACGCACATCAGCGATTGTAAATTCAATGTTTTGTAGATAAGATGGATAACCACTCCCCTTTAAGGAATCTATCTTTGCTTCTGCATCAGATATGGACTTACCCAAATACACTTCTTCGTAATCGCCTTTAATGTGACTATACCACCTAACTATGTACCTATCTTGCTTTAGTGAGGGAAACACTACACCCCCTTCAAGGTCAATCCAACTGCCTACTGATTTTAATTCGTGTAATTTCATTGCTTTATTTTTATCTAAGTTAAGGATAATATATCAATCCAATTGTTAAAGAAAGTTAACCCCTCCGAAGAGGGGATTTTACTTTATACCATTGCAGTTACCAAAGACTGAGCAAGTGCGTTAGTCTTGGCACCACTCCGAGCAAGGATATATTCCTCTCCATGACCACTTGCAACGTGGTTAGTGAAGTGCGTGGCACCTTGTAGCAATCCATATGCTGATGTACCACTCCGAGCAAATTCGATAGCGATGGACTCACGTAGTGAATTGTAGATGTTCGTTTTACGTGTGGACACCTTATCCATATCCTCAGTTAAATTTATCTTAGATAACTTTCGAGCAAAGGCATCAATTTCCTTATCAGTTACCGATATCTTGTCTAAGTGCTTGTACAACTCCGTAGTGTTCTCAATAGACTCAGCAAGTTGAACAATCGCATCACAGAAAAGCAATGCTTTGGCATTCATACGTTCCGTATGCTTCGCTTGTAGCATAGACTGCTCAGCCCATCCCATCATTCCATTAGAGCAAATCAGACGATATTCGTATGTGCTGATTTGAGTACGTGCCGTACCTCCAAACCCTGTTCGGAAGTCAATGAAGTTTTGTCTATCCTCACTTTTGCCATTTCGATTAATCCAAGTTGAATTACCTAAAGGTAGTCGGAAGATAATTTCGCATCCGTTTTTTACTTCCCTGTAAGTTAATTTGGATAAATCAAATTTCTCAGAACCACAACCCTCTACAGACTGCACCACTTGGTCAAGAAACGTACTTGGCTGTATAGACTTGTACTTATCTCCACACGTTCCTAAGTAACGCCCATCGCTTGTGTAGATGACTTGCGTTTTTGGATTCTCATAGTTTTCGAAAGGAGCATCAATCGTGATGTCTTGGACTTCGAATAACTTCTCACGAATACCATTAAGGTTTTCAGTAGCCTTTGCGTTAGCGTTTTCAATGTTGTTCAATAAGTTTTCTAAATTCATAATGTATTATTTAGTATTAGGCATCCCCTCCATCGCTGATGTAAATATAGTGATTCATTTTGAATTATTCTAATTAAATTATCAATCTACGTGTTAACAGATGTTAAAAAAATTTCGGCTAAGAAATTTACCTACAATAGGAATACACGCACACGTATATAAGAATATATGACATATCCAAATATACATATATATAGTTACTAACAACTTACCAACACCATATGTCCTAATCATAGGTCAAATCGTCTGTATGCTCAAAACTCAGACCTTCGTGTGTGGTTGTTCCAAAAGAACCTCAAATGCCCTTAAAACGCAAATATGAGCCTCTCAAGGGATTTTAAATTATCCAAATATATTGTGTTAAAAATCGTTAATTGCAAAAGTATGCTTATAATAACCCACTAAGTTACACATTTTACCACTATTTTCCAAACCCAAAAAACCGAGTGTGAGAAGACTCTACCTGTCACAACTTGCACATACGCAAGTATTCTGCGTTAAAAAGTGTTAACGCAACACGTTAATTTATCTAAAAGGAAAAGGAATATGCCGTTATATGGCTCTATAGTATATATATGTTATATATAATAATATATATAGTTAAAGTATGTTAACTATTGTAGGTAAAATAACTTTGCCGAAATGCCGACACCCCCATATAGTTAATTTATCTGATATAACCTAATATATAACATAATTTAACACCTACAACTTACCCACATCGTGTTGATAACTTTATTTGGATATATCAAAAAAAAATCGTAACTTAGTATGGGATAATTTTTTTTTTTTTTTGCTCACGCACATTCTTTATCACGATGCCCACCTTTCGGTGGGCTTGGGGCTACTTGCCCCTTTCGTTCAGATGCACCTCCACCACCCGCTCGTGGGCGGGTAGCGACTGCTCCAACGCGCGTATGACCTCAACGCGGTCTTTTTTATAACGTGCGTACACAGGGGCTACGCGATACTTACCTGTCTTGATATTACGGATTACTGCTTTCATAAATTTAAATAATTTGTTTAAGACAAAAGTAGTACATTGTAAGGACATATGCAATAGCCAAAATGTTAAAGGGTGTTAAAAACAAGTTAACGAGTGTTAAAATTAAATTAAAAAAAATGTTAAAGTGTTTGGATTATTGAAAAGTATTTTGTATCTTAGTGGAGGAGTCTTGAATTTGTGATAAAGACATTTTTGATTTTTTTCTTTTCTCGCCCTCCCATTGCTTTTTTTTTCGGTCTTTTCTCGCACACTCTTTATCACGATACCCACCTCTCGGTGGGCACGTGAGCCTATTCCCAAGTGTAGGTCTTGTCAGTTGGGGCTTCGCCTCCTTTTAGCCAAGACCTAACGTCAGCATAGTAAGGTCTCTGACGATGCTCGCCAATATGGTAACAAAAAGCATCATTCACAATCGAAGCATCCTCGCCATCAGCAACGTATGCCATTTGAAAATGAGTAGAATCTATCTTCTTGAGATAGTAACGGTAGGGAAGGGTAGGTCTACCTTCCAAGATGTAAATGCCAGTGACATTTGGGTTTAAAGCATTTTCCATTTGAAAACAATTTAAGAGTTAAACAATAGAGGCGAATAGTTGCCCATTTCTTTTACCTTTGCAAGATACTCTTTGTACCTTTGTTCTTGAAACTTTGGTTGGTCAAGAAATTCAACGTACAAGGTGTCTACTTGCAAGTCATCAATAGGCATCTCAATACCTTTGTAATCAAAGACTTTGTTGTCTTTTACGCTAAGAGTCATTCCTAACGAATTTGAATAGAAAGTATTTCCATTCATCTCACTTAATGCTAAATGTTTCATTGTTTACATTTAAGGTTAAAAAAAGCAACCCCGTTCGAGGTCGTTGACCTCTCAAAGTTAGTTAAAATAAATGGAAATACCAAACTTAATTTATTACCACGCTGTTAATAAACGTTAAAAAAATTTATCTAAAATAATTTGGATATATCGAAAAAAAGTTGTATCTTTGTGGAGGACTCTTTTTTTTTCACCTCGGGCGCACACTCTTTATCACAAAAAAAATTTCAAAAAAAAAGTTAAAAAAAATCCCCACCCATTGGGTGAGGACTCTAACCGAAAACAGTGCTACCAGTGTGCGTTACTTACCGAAAGCAACGTCTCCGTAAAACTTGCCTCCACATAATACCTCCGCAAGTTTATTGTATGGTAAGGTGGGCTCGCATCCTTCGTAGTTCTCTTCGCAGTTTACACAAATTTCAAGAACATCTCTCCCCTCGTCCCATTCGTAACCACTGGGTGCAAGTTCTTTTTTACAAAGAGTTGGATGGTACTCTCCTTCGGGAATAAAACTTATCTTATCCTCGTCAGCGTGTACAATGAATCCTTCTACCTTCTTATAGGTTAAGGTCATTCTTATCTTAAGTAATAAGAGAGCCAAGTCTCCGTGATGTCTCAAGTCTTCAATAGTGTTTAATTGCATAATATATCTCATTTGTTTCCTCTAATATAAAACAAATAAATTTAAAATCCAAATAAAACTTATCAACATTCTCAGCGACAATATGTTGGTAACTTTCGCAAGAAAAATTTGGATAATTTAAAAAAAAGTCGTATCTTTGTTTTTACGCCTGTTTTTTTTATTTTTTATTTGCCTCACTTCTTTATCACGATTTATCGTGGCAAAAAAAAAGCCTTACCCTCGGTAGACCCCGTGCTAATCTAAAGCATCTCGGTCTAGTGAGAGCAAGGCTCAAATGAACAACGAAACAAATTATTTCAAATTCCCTAGGTATGCTTTCCTTACTTTGACTCCTGATATATTCATTATCTTGGATAGTCTATCTAGGGCTTCGTCTTCTGTATCTCCTGCTTGGATTAAGTCATCCATACTTGTCTGTATAACTTTCGTTAATTGAGCATTTGATAGTTTAGTCTCTTTTAGTAGTGTTCCTATTTTATAAATTTCTTTTTTCATTGTTTCATTGTTTCCTCTAAGTTACAAAATGTTTTTCTAATTTCCAAATTTTTCTTGAAAAAGTTTTTTCGCTTTACCTACTCCACAAGAATATTCTTTACTTATTAACTGTCCTTGCACTACTGCAAATAAAGTTATACTTCCGTTATAGTTTAGTTTAACTGATATATTCATGATTTAATTTCAATAATATTTTCATCTCCTATATCATAACCTATACAGAGAATATTATCTTTCTTCTCACTAAGCATTTTCTTTAATTGTTTCCAAGCCAATGTTGCACTTGGACGGTAGCAAAATCGTGTTAGGAAATGATGTCTTATGCCATCGTAGGTTTCGTAATAAAATATTGTTTTGTATCCCATTGTTTTTTAATTTAAATTGAAGTTAATAAAAAGAATTGAAAGGGCAAAATTAATTGCCCTATTTTTTAGTGCTTAAGGATATAGATATCCTTTTTACGTTTGCCGCTAACTTGACCATCGCATAGACCACATTGTACACAGGTCTTTTTACGTTCGCTTTCTTTAGAAGCAGGACAATTAAAAGCATCTTCTATTGCTTCAGAAGTTACGGTAAAGCATCGGTAACCTAGTCTTTTCGCTTGTAGCATTTCGGCAAGGTTATGCGTAGAAGCCATGAAACGGGTTTCGTTTGCCGTTCTCCATTGATGCGTATATGACGTAACTTTGCACTTTAGAATATTTTTAACATCGAATAATGTATCCCTAACTTCTAAAGGTAGTGTAACCGCTTCGCCATAGGCACCGAATCGGATAAGGTCAACTGTCTTGATTGATTTATGGGAAATAAACTTTCTAAAATTATCTGAATTAAATTCTTTTATCTTACCTTGCAAATTTTGTTTGTGTAGGCTTTCAAGTTTAGATAATAACCCCATTAACTGCATACCTTTATGAGTATAGCATTTACCACTTTTACCATTGTTTTGATTAAAACTATATGGACAGTCCATACAGTTAAATGCATCCAAGGTAAAATCATTATTTTCTACCTGTTCAATACTGTAATGATACGTTTGCAATACTATACCTTTCCCTATTTTCGAATTTGCCGAATGTTTAACATCTAAAGAATGTACTATGTTACCTGTCCTAAAATTATAATTATTTATTGCCATAATGTTTCGTTTTACTTCAACAAAGATAGTAATAAATTCCTTTTATCCAAATTAAAAGCAACAAAAAACGTGTTAACGAATGTTAAAAAAAATTAACATCTAAATATGCGTATACGCGAATACAAAAAATAATTTACATAAACAAATAAAGTTATCCACACAATGTTGATAACTTTTTTTTCGTGTTTTTCGGGCGCATTCTTTATCACGGCAAAGCCGTGATTAGGCAAAAAAAAAGCCCCACCATATGGTGAGGCATTGAACAAAAAAACCGTATTTTAAGAATGTTCTCCTTTAGGTTGGGTGTTCTCGAAATCCTGCGTTATTCCAGGATGTCCTTTACAACTGTTAATTCTACTACATGATGTAGAAACCATGCCTACAATAATAAACCCAATAACAATATACACTAACTTTTTCATCTGTTTTTTATTTTTAATTTTTTTATAAAAGGGGCTACCGTTAAGGTAGCCCCATACCCCATCAATTTTACTCATCGTCATCGTCTCCATCCATTGCCTTGCTGAGTATGTCATCAAGGTCAAGTTCTACACGCACATGGTCTATCAACTTTTGTGGTGGAAAGCATAAGAAGAAAACTAAGGTTGGATGTTTTAGAGTCAAGTTCGACTCCTCAGCCGTTTGTATTCTAAAGCCTACGTGCTCCATCAGTTGCAAGGTCATAGCCGTTTGCACCACTATCGAATCATCGTCCACATCGACCTTGTCAAAGGTTGCCATCAAGCAATTAGTTTCCGCATCAAAAACCCCCATTTTAAAGTCAACAAGAGTCGTACCCAATTCCTTTGCCCTTTGCACTATTGCTTCGGGAAAGTCTTTACTGATACAAGTCAGTATTCGTTCGTTCGCTGTCATATTACAGTTTTTAAGTTAAAGCCACCCCTCCATCTCTTCTACGAATATAGTAAAACAATTTGGATAAAACAAATCCTATGTATAAAAAAAGTGTTAAGGAATGTTAACGCATTTTAACACCCATTACACTAATGCACACGTATGCGCGTATACGAAAAATAATTGACCTATCCAAATTTAATTGAAAAAGTTATTAACAATTGCATCTAAGGGCAAAACTCAGAGTCTCGTGTGTGATGGATCCAAAACCACACCAAATGCTCTTAAAACGTCTCTATGGGCTTCTGACGGCATTTTAAACTATGCAAATAAATTTCGTTAAAATTTGTTAAGAAATGCTCACGCACACGTATACAAAATTTTTCTTACATATCCTAATTTTTTATGTCATTTTTTTCTCGCTCGCTCGCCTCAATTCTTTATCACGGCTTGCCCGTGATGAGGCAAAAAAAAAGCCCCACCCAGAAGGCGAGGCTTAGTGCGTTAAATAATAGGTTCAGCAGGCGTGGAAACATTATCCTCTATCTGCTTCATCATCTTTTCAAGCAATCGAATGCTCTCAGCGTAACTCTCGATTAAGTAAAGGTCTCCATCACTGATGGTTTCAATTACTGTAGGTGCTCTATCGGTTAACTTTTTTAATTCCGATTCAAGCGTATCAATGGCGTTACTTAAGGCATCACGATATTGTAACGCTTCGTTTTTATAAATGTTAATTACTGACATATTTAAAAATTAAAGGGTAAACAAACGCCCCCTTTCGGGGGCTTAACAATTAATGGCTACAAATAAAAACCATAAAGCAAACATACAAAGCAAAGATACAGAGCGCAAACAAGATATTGAATCTACGTTCTGACCACTCTTTATAATGTCGCTTAGGCTTTGGTGCGCTTTGCTGAGAGTCGCCTTTCTTAGAGAGTAAGTAATCAGCAACAAAGTACAGAGCCAATGCAACTATCTGACAATATAAAGAGCCAAGCGCGAAGGTTGGCGATATGTCATTACAGGTATGAAAGACAAGGTCATAAAACAAGACTAAGAATGTCATAGCAAGTAATTGGAATAATGTAGCGAATAACATCGCAAGTTGATATCGTAATTTCATTGTTCAAAATTTAGTAGGTAAAAAAATACTGCCTACAATCTGTAGGACTTACCAAGATTTCAAAGAACAATATCAAAGGATACATCCCCTCCGATAGTATGAATATACGAATTATATTTCTATTATCCAAATTAAAAGGACATTATTATTATAATAAATATAACTTATATATATAAGAAAAGACGAGCGCACGCCAGCGAGCCACCACACAAACAAAGAAACAACACTACCAACAACAACATACCTACACCCCCACCACCCCCACACCACCACACACCACAAACCTACCTCTCCACACACCCCCCACCCCCACACAAAAACCTACACGCGAACACTTGCAAAATCAACAGGGGGGTACCTTGCAAAAAATTTTAGCGGGGTATTGTAATATATATTACTTCCACACGACATCAACGTGAATTTTTTGGGAGGGGGCATAAAAAAAAACACCCTCCACGGGGGAGGGTGCAACCTAAATAACGATGGGACTATTAACGGTTATTTTTTAGTCTTTTTAGTAGAGGATTTTCTCTTAGTAGTACCAGTCTTCTTCTTTTTATTTGCGTTGGCAATAGCAGCACCTCTTCGTCTGTTAGCTTTGCGTGTAGTGACTGATAAATTCTTCTTAGAGTTAGTCCCTCCTTTTGATATGGGCTTCTTATGGTCTACTTCTTTGCCATCTCCTTTCTTGATACGGCCTTCCTTTGTAAGAATACGTCTGGCCTTGTTGCGTTCCGAGCGTTCAGAAACGGCCTTCTTAGTTCCCCAGTACTTTTTGTAGTTCTTCTTGTTGTATTTCTTACTGTTCGTAGCCATGTGTATATATTAGCCCTGGATGGTAGGTAATCGTAACAGTGTAGATTAGTCTATCCAGTTCCAGGGTATTGTTTGTATTAGGTATGTGGTCCACTACTTCTTTTTCCTGTGGACTTTTTGGATACCAAACTCAGCATATTTGGAAGAACCAGGATGCTTTTTATATCCAGTCGAAGGGTCTTTCATAAGTTTTAACTTGCCTCCTGTACCTTTCATCCAGTGAAACCCCTTGGGTGCTGGAACTCTTTTCTTATCCGCCATAATTTCTAATTTTTTTGTTCTAAGTTAATTGTTATTGTGATTATAAATAAAAATATCTCTGTTGTATGCCAACATACCTCTTCTGTAGGCCCCAAGTATTGCCACCCCAAAGCACATCTGTTGTGTGGCCAATGAAGAGATATGTCTACACTCCAGTCTTTCATTTTTTAGTTGGTTTACCGTGCTTTCTTCTTACACTGTTCTTGCCTTTCTTAAAAATTTCCACCACCTTATCTTTTCCCATGACTTTAGCACGTTGTTCGCCAACAGTTAAGATTTGTATTTTTCTGGAAAAAGACTTGCCACTGCCTTTGACTTTCTTTACAGTGTCTCTAGCATCCTTCTGCGTAGCAAACTTTATACGAACAGTATCTTTTGGATTCTCATCCGTATAAAGCCTTCTACCAGAACCTTTAGGCTTCTTGCCAGTCCCTACTTTAGGGTCTTTCTTTTTTCTCGGCACGATTAAGGTACAATTTGTCTATTGAAAGAAACATTTGCATCAGTAATTTTACCTGCTGTATTTACACGAAGGTATCCTCCACACTCAGGTAAAACAGTTTTTGCTTTTTCTTTTGAGTAAACAGGGAATGAAGCCAATACTTGGCTAAGTTTTATGTATCCTTTTGGAAGATTGCAGTTTCTGTATAGAATTTGCTCTTTTTTAATTGCAATATCAAAGTAAGGTACCTTCTTTTCCACCGCACCATTATTAGTGGGGGCAAGGTCACTAACTACTAACCGTAAGTCTCCACTAGCTGCTCCAAGATAAGGGTCGCATTTTTTAAGTCCGTCCCCTACGGCATCTGCTTCAGTAGCGTATACAGGCAAACTTCCGTAAACAGATGTGAACCTTACATAACCATTTGGTACTTGGCAACCATACTTTACAACTTCCTCTTGAGGAATAGCAATGTCAAGAGCATTTGTAAAGTCTCTATTTCCTGTTCCTGTACCACCTGTGCCCCCTGTACCCAAAATAGCAATAGAGTTAACAGTGCTCATTGAATACATATCACAGTTTTTTAGGCCTGCTGCTCTTGCATCTTCCTCATTTTTAAATGCAGGTAATCTTGCTATCACTGAGCTTAATCTTACGTACCCTGCAGGCACTTCGCAACCATGTTTAACTAGGTTTTCTTGTTTAATAGATATATCGTAACTAGGCATTTTATTTATTTTTAAATGTTATTTTCAGCTTCCCATTTTAGCTGTTCCGTTAATTCTTGTAATGCTTCTTTAAGCCCCTCACTACCTGGGGCATATTGTTCAAGACTATCTGTCCATTTTGTGTTAAACCATCCAAGGTTTACAATGAATCCTTTCCCATTAGTACTCCCCCCACCATCGTCTTCTAATTCTTTACCATCATAGTAGAGCTTTTCTACAAACTCTCCAAAGTTAGTTTCAAGTATTCCAGCAGAAAGTTTCTTATCATCAAACTCTTCTCCTTCTTCAAGCTCTAGAGTCCAAGTATTTATCCATCCCTTCTCTTGGCTCATACAAGCGATTACAGGCACGTAATCCTCTTCAGTGAGCTCTGCATACAAATTATCCCAATCAGGCTCCTCAGTATCAAAGAAACCGCCTTCTCGGCCCCATAAGAATTGATGTTCTACCTTTCTTTCTTCTTCGGTGTCTGTGTCTATCAAAGTTAAGCTCCCTTCAGCGTGGCTTCCATAAAAATGTAAGATATCGTCTAGGTCGTGCCAATATTTGTCCTCGCCATTAATCATGTTTGGAATAGACTCATCTTCATTGTCTTCCCACCCTTCAAGGATGTAAGACTCAATCTCCTCTGGGTCCTTATATTTCCAATAATCACAAAATTCTTGAGAAACTTTCCCTATTGTTATTTCTCCCCCGTATCGGTTACCTACAATAGTGTAAACTTTTTTACTCATGGTTTTGGTTTTTTCTTTTACTTATTATTTCGGAAAATTTTTCTGAGGCTGTGAACCCTAGTCCTGCCATAACTATCCATTGTAAGGACTCAAACATGTGTTGTTCTACAGTGTAATCACAAAACAAGTTTGATGTAAAAGCAATTAGCATAAAAAGCAGGCACATCGCTGTTACTACTCTCTTAGAGGATACTTCTCCTCCTTCTGAAAACATTGCTTTAAAAAACTTTCTCATTTTTGTCTTATTTTGTCAATAATTATATACGATAATAATATTAGCATCACTATAGCAGTTTCTATTGACACTTTTATCTAGTCTTTTTTAAGTGTGCACCATCCAAGGCAAACTTTACCTGATGTAATCCATTTCACAAATAAACAAATTCTTCTTTTCATTTTAAATCATTGTTATTATACCAAACAACTCCTTTATTCTCTTTGGAATCTATAGGTTCCTCTGTTTTTTCTTCCTCCCATTTTTCTAGAGTTGCATCTAACTCTAAAAATTTAGGCATGTCATACGCCCATAATCCAACCATTTTAGGGTCCATTTTGTACAGTTCCCCCGATTGTTTCATGTCTTCGTATCTACCCCTTGCCTCCCAAAAGTTTTCTTCTTTTATAGGTTTATACTTTCCTCTTCTAGCCATTTGACCTTGTTGTTAAACACATAGAAAATATTATAGCCTAATTTTAATAGAAAACTAAGCTACAAGATAATAATAATATTTTAATTATCCAAATTTATTACGTTAGTTGAGGTTTTTATCAATATCGTGCTTTATTCTAAGCTTTACCTCATCAATAATTAGTTGAATATCAAAATCGTCTATTTCTTTGTACACTTGAAGGGATTCAAATAAGACTTCTTCTATTTCCTCCCCAGTCAAACCTTTTTGAGAGTACTCATACCACGCACGAGATATGTCTGATAATATCTTTATATGTTTTCCCTCTAAGGTCATATAATGATAATTAAGTCTTTTATTTTTTCCATTAAATCCTTGTACTTCGTTGCGTACATTCTTGGCAAAAAAGACCCCTGAGTCTGTATAATGGCATTACCCTTCTTAGACTTAGATATACTCTTTATATCTTGTAGTTTAATAATCATAGATTCAGTTTCTAAACCAGTAGTATCTTCATCTATGGTTTCTCCACATATACTATCACACTCTTCTTCTAAGCTTTCTGCAGGAAGTCCTAGAACTTCTGCTTTTTCGTTAGCTTCTTTCAGACATTCCATACACGCATCTTCTTTTAAAGAAGTTTCTTTAGTGTGGTAGTAGGCTTGTACTTCTAAAAATATTGGCTTACTCATTATATTGATTTAGTTAGGAGTTTACGAGCTTCTGTTGTAAGTGAACTGGCTCTTGACCTGTTAACACTTCCGCAAGAATTACATCTAAGTGCATCATACTCAGACATATAAGTCTTATAGGTGCCTACAACAGATAGGTCTGAGCTTCCACACGTTGCACAACAAGTAACATTCTCCCCTATATGTAGTCCCATATTTGGGTGGGGGGTAATCCAAGAACGTATTCTTAAATATACTTCCTCTAGAAGGGTTACATCTTTGATGTTATACTCCTCCATCTTATCTAGTGACTCTTGTTGTCCTTCCATACAACCTTTCCATAACTCAAAGCCACCAGTTTTCATCTTCTCCCCTAATTCAAGGAACTGTGCTACATAATCTAGTTTGTTCGAAGAGATGTTAAACTTCTTCCTGACATGTTTAAGAGTGTCAATAGTCTGGTACGGTGCTGGGGGGTGTAGTCCTAGCTTCAGGAAGCGAGTGTTAACTCTTTTGATATCAAATTTATCTCCGTTGTGTGCAATAACTATGTCTGCTTCGTTTAATAGTTCCCAAAAGTTTCTTACTATTCTAGAATCGTTTTGCTCTTTAGCTTCTTTTGGGGTAAGTTTTCCTGTGTATATTTTTTCTTCAAAGAGCCACTTAGCAGACCACGTAATGATAAACCAGTCTGACTCTAGCATAGATAAATTATACCCTACATTTTGATTCCATAGGCTCCATATGTTAGCCATTAGAGGGGCTGTCTCTATATCAAATATTAGCACTCTTGCAGGACTAATACTTTGTGCTTCTTCTTTTAATGCTTCGTCAGCTTCAATTTCAGGTAAAGAGTTTATGTATCTACTTACAGCTCTTCTCCAAGAATCAGAGTATTTGTACTTATGCTTTTTACAAAACTCCTCTGCTGTGTATGTAAAATTACCATGTTTAGCATATATCTCTAGTATTTCAGCGATATTTTTACGTATAATATCCTTTATAGCCATCTTAACAATTTAGGTCATTTGGGAAATATTTCCCTAAGATGTTTCCGTTATAATACTTACCGTTGTCCCTAATAACGTCCATCTTAAATTGAGCTTCCGTTTCTAAAAAAGAAAGTTTCTTTTCACAGTTAGAAAACTCCCATATGTGTTTTTCAAATTGGTCTCCATTAGCTATATCTTTGTTTAGTTGTTCGTTAGAACCTGTATACAATAACCAATCGGACTCTAATTTAGCCTTATAAACCCAAACAGGCAAGCCTTTTTTAGACTTTTTTTTATTTTTATGTCTTTTAACTTCTATACCATTGAGTTTAAATTCTTGAAAACGTTTTATTCCAACTCGTTTCCAATGGTATAAACTTTTCTTGCCTATATACATCCTGTTCTTGGATAAGTTAGTTATACAATAAACAAATCCAATAGCTTCTTTGGGAACTCTTTCTATAGAGTCTATCTTTTTATCATCGTAAATCCACATTACCAGCCGCAAACTTTTTCATACTGTTCCATAAATTTAGCAACAATAGGGTCTCTATAATTTTGTTGTAGTTCCACATGAACCATCTCGTCTAGTTTGTTCGAAGTTTCAATCAGTTGAGCAAAGCCACTTCTACTAGGTTGTTTTAAGTCATTCTGTTTAAGGTCTCCTGTAAATATCATCAAAGAACCTTTACCAAGTCTTGTACAAAATAGATATGTCTGAAGTTTAGTTAGGTTCTGTGCTTCATCTACAATCATTATACTATTAGTTATGGTTCTACCTCTAGCAAACTGTAGGGGAAGTAGTTCTAGTTGCCCATCTTTTAGCCACTTTTCTACCTCCTTCTTACCGTTCTCTCTCAGTATCTCCATATTTTCTATAACAGGAGCACACCACTGGCGCATCTTCTCGTCTTTGTTACCTGGAAGGTAACCCATGTCTTCTGTAGAGACTTGAGGCCTAGCTATAAACATTCTTTCTACTCCACCTTTTAGAAATAAATCCAAAGCTATCTGTGATGCTAGGAATGTCTTAGACGTACCTGCCTTCCCAGTGATAATAGCAATCTTAGAGTCAAGAATTTGTTCTTTTGCTAGCTTTTGTTCCTCACTTAATTCGTACTTAAAAGACGGGTTGGTTTTTGTCCTTCTAGTACTTAAGTCCTCTCTCATTAATTGTAATGTTTAATTATTTGCTCTTTCAAAGTATCTTCAAGGTCAGGGTTTTCTTCGAGTAAAGCAAACACTGCTTTTTTTCCTTGACCAAGTTGTGTTCCTTCATAACTATACCATGCGCCTTTTTTGTCTATGAGACCCAGACCTATAGCCATGTCTACTATTTCTTCTTTTGCATCTATACCTATACCGAATCTTAGCTGAAAAGAATGCTTTTGTAGCGGAGGATGTGTTTTGTTTTTCTCCGTTGTTGCGGTAACTAAGTTAGATACTTGTCTATCAACACCGTCAACCTTCTCTTTATTACCAGCAGACTTGCTAGAAGTAAGTTTAATACGTATTGATGAATAAAATTTAAGTGCATTTCCACCAGTGGTAACATCTGGGGAACCATACATAACTCCTATCTTGTGTCGGAGCTGATTTACGAAAATTAGTGTACAGTTATTTTTACTTGCAATAGGGGATAGAACACGCATAGCTTGCGACATAAGTCTTGCGTGTACGCCCATCTTGCTTTCGCCAGCTTCTCCCTCTGCTTCAACAGAAGGAACCATAGTGGCTACTGAATCTACTACAACTAACCCCACTTCTCCTGTGTCAGCGAGTGTTTTAGTTATTTCTATAGCTTCTTCTCCACTACCTGGTTGACAAAATATAAGGTCTTCGGTGTCTACTCCTAATGATTCTGCATAGTTTTTATCGAATGCATGTTCCATATCAACAAATGCACACTTCTGTCCCATTGATTGAGCTTGTGCTATCGCGTGTATGCACAGTGTACTCTTTCCTGAAGACTCCCACCCAAATAGCTCAATGATTCGTCCAAGGGGATAGCCTCCTCCTGTAATAACATCAAGACCAAGCGAGCCTGTTGGTATTCTTTCTAGTTTTTCAAATGCTTCATTTTCTCCTAAATGAAATACCGAACCTGAGCCGAAGTTTTTGTTTAGCTTGGCTAGAGCATCATCGAGTCTACTACTCATTATTCAATTGGTCTTTAAATTTTTTCAAAAAAGTTTCTACTAAATGTGTTGCTATACCACATTTTATGCTGAATAAAAACATTTCAAACACAACATCTTCTAATTGTTGTCCTATTTCGTCATACAGGTCATCGTCTAATAAATCATCTGATACATAATCTAATACACAATCCCTATAATCATGGAAGTACTCTCTATCTAGTAATTCTACATCATTATACATAACTAAAGGTTTATTTTCTGCAATATACAAAACACTTTTGACATACACAAGTAAATTACATATTTTATTTCTATTTTATATAAACCAATGTTTATCCACAAACGCTTGCAAATGTCATATATTTTTACTATAATTGCATTGTCTTCTTAAGGGAAGGGGAGAAAGGGGGACTATAGGGGGTTTGAGGGGAAGGGTTGTAGGGGGTAGGATTTAAGAAAGCTTTTTAAAGAAAACATATGGCTCAATTTAGAACATTACCTTTTTTTCTAAGGTACTCAGATAAAGTTGATTTAATTCAAAAGTTATTAGAAATATACAGTGCTACAACAATACATATGACAAAAAGAGACATTGATTTACTTACTTTATGTTTCTTATATGATATAAATTCTAAAGACTTTAAAAATAAAGTTATTTCTGCTAACTTAGGTATAAAAACACATCAAAATGTGACTACCATGATTTCTAGGCTAAAGAAAAAAGAATTAATCTTACTTCACCCTAAGAAAAATAGAAAATTATTAAATCCTGATTTAGAGAAGCTAAAAGAATCTATTAAGGATTATGATAATATTGCAGTTCAGATGCTGTACATGAAGGATGAAATTAGAGGATAAGATATATTTCTTAGGTGATGTCCTAGATGAATTTGAAAAGAGGGGAGGGGACAGAGAAGCTGCAGAAGCTTTTTATTGGACACTGTTAGAAGAGCTTCTAGAAGATATATCCAAAACAGATAACGTCACCTACAGAATTCCTAACTTTGGAACCTTATATTACACACTATCCTCATTACACAACTCAATAAATATGTTACAAAGAGTTGTGGATAAAGGTTCGTATAGAAATCAAGAAGACAAGGGTAAGATAGAAAAAAACTTATCAATATTCAAGTCTAAGTTAGAAAGAATGTCTACCTTGATAGAGAAAGCTAAAAAAGAAAAAGTTAATAAAATATGGTTTTTTAGGACTAGGTTTAATCCAAAACTAATGAAGAATGGGTAAGATAAGGCCAAAAAGAATATTGAAGGGGTGGGCTAACCACTTCTTAGGTAAAAAGCTTCCTTTCAACGAGATAAGATACGAGACATGTTTAGCGTGTGAACATAGGAACAAAGCTCTTGATACTTGTAACCAGTGTGGGTGTGTGTTAAAAGCCAAGACAAAAGTTGCAGAAGAAGTTTGTCCAGAAAATTTATGGCACGACATTAAGGAGTTTGAGGGGAGAGGGGTAGCTGTAAGAGTCCATGATTTTGAAAAAACCAGCATAGATATTGTGGAGGATATCATAGTTATAGATTACAGAGAACCCCTTACCCTCAACGCTCCTGTATCTACTTCAGCGTTTAAAATTGATTTAATAAATTGTAGAGGAGACTATGAGCATTTTACAACTGATGAAATACCTCTTAATAATATCTTTACTAAGGTTTGTTCTTGTTTTTCTGTTGTCCATAATAAGAAATCTTTGAAAGAAGGAGAGAATATGACTATGACTATAAAGTATAATACAAAGATACCTGGACTAATAGATAAAAGGTTAAAAGTACACACGGATAAAGATGTGTTTGTTATAAGAATTAAAGGAGATGTAATCGAAGAATAATGGAATCACTAAGAAAATCACATATTGCAGACTTGATGTCAGAAGCTATCAAAAATAACCAAGACCTTTCGGTAATGGAAATACTAAGAGCAACTTTCAGAGTTAAAAATTATAGAAATACAGGTCAAGCTGATAAGTTCTTTTTACATGCGACAGATGAGCAATTATCAAGAGCATTAGAAGACACAGTAAGAGACCTTAAAGAAAATAAGTAATTATGAATAAAGAGCAATTAAAGTATGTAGAAAACGTTGTAAAGTACAACGTTGAGTTATACGAAAAACTTATGGAAAAAGCACAGGAATTGTCTGAAGAAGAAGAGTCAGATAAGTATGTTAAGTTTTTACTTGTATCTACTTCCCAAGAGTGTCTTTTCAAAATAAAAGAAATTTACACACACTGTAAGCAATTATTTAACGAAGTAATAGACGTACCTAAAGAAATAGAAACACTGTTGAGAGACATAAAACCTGCGTTCTATTTGGAAAAAGATAAGCTAATGAACGTGTCTGGTATGGAAATAAATGAAATGACCGATTTCATTAAAAATGCTGTAGACAAGTCAAATACCAAAGATGCAGAAGAGGGAAATTCCTAATATATCATATAAAGAGTTTCTTATTAATCAGGTTGAGCCTGCCAGAGAGGATGGTTCTTACGTTGATTTTTGGATAAAGCATATAAATTATTGTAAATCGGGTGTACATGTCGGTGGTGTTTATGTTTCTGGTTGGCTGTATTGGCATCTTAATTTTTTTAAGTTATCAATAGATAAGAGAGATGAATTTGGTAATTCAGTTAGGGTAGTAACTAATCCTAACTTAAGAGATAATGAATGGTTAATCAATTGGTGCTATGAACAAGCTGATTCTAGAGACAAACAACCTATTCTTGCATTTGGTACAAGACGTTTCGCTAAGACATCTTTTATTTCATCAAGAGTTGCTTATAATACTTTTATATTTCAGTATAGTAACCCTCTAATTATTGGTGGGTCACAGTCTGACCTTAACAACATTACCAAATACTTAGATGAGTTCTACGAGAAGAGACCTGATTGCTTTTCTGATTTTGTAAAAATAAACGATTGGAACAAAGCAACATCCTCGGACGTTGAGATAGAGTTTAACAAAAGAATTGTAACAAAAGGCAGAAACCCAATTAATCCTATTAGTTACGAGTTTTTTCCTATTGCTGATAAACCGAATGATAACTCTTTTGCTTTTTCTAGGATATCAGTTAGGAACCTCCAACAAGGTCAAGTTACATCAAAGGAAGAGTTACTAGCAGGTATTACGCCTACTGAGGCTGTATGGGATGAGGTAGGTAAGTATTTGTACTCTAAACAACGTTCTGCACTTTTACCTGCTATCGAAAATGACCTTGGTGAAAGACGATTTGTAGAATTATTGATTGGTACAGGGGGTAACACAGACTTTGCAGCAGATGCAGAGATGGATTTCTTGTACACAGAAAAGTCTAGTTTCTTTCACTTTGATGTAGAAGAATATTTAAAAGAAGTAAAAGAAGAACACTTTAGATATGTTCAAGACACTGATAAAAAAGTTAGCCTATTTGTTCCTGCCCAAATGTCTAACAAGGGAGGCCAGAAGAAAGAAATACCTTTGGTACAATATCTCGACAGAACCTTCACAGCTGAACAAATTGAAGCATTGGATGGGTTCAATATATTCGTCACTGACTGGGAACAATCACAAGACAAAGTAAAAGGATTTATTAACTCAGAAAATGACAAGTCTCCAGACAAAGGGAAGAAAGCAAGAATGTACTATCCCTTCCAGCCAGAAGACTGCTTCCTATTTTCTGGTAACAATCCGTTCCCCGTGGAACAAGCTAAAAAGAAACAAGACCTCATAAGAATTGAAGGACAAACTGGTGAGTATGTTACTTTAGATATGATTAACGGAGGACTGATAACAGTAACCCCTTCTAAGTTGGAACCTGTAGAAGAGTATCCATTTAGGGGAGGAGCATATGAAGCTCCTGCTGTAATATACGAAAGGCCTATATTTGAAGACCCTAGACAAATTAAAAGAGGTACTTATATTGCAGGATTTGACGGTGCAAAAGTCGCTACATCTACAACATCTGATTCTTTGAATTGCTTGTACATATTTAAAAGACAGGCTGGTGTATCAGGATATCAGAATCAAATAGTCGCACAACTTACAGGTAGACCTCACATGGATAGTTTATACTACAGACAGGCCATGCTTCTGTTAAAACTTTACAATGCAGAGTGTCTCCCAGAGGCAGACGTACCATTTGTAAAGTATCTAAGAAGCCAAAAAGCAGAGTATCTTATAGCACAGGCAAAAGGCACCAACTTAAGAATAAATGAAAACAGTAGAGCGAATGTAGATTATGGATTACCAGCTACTGCTAGAAATAAAGAACATCTGTTAAAACTTCTTAAGACTTATTGCTGGGAACAGATACCAACTGGCGAACTAGGACCTAATGGAGAAGAGATAACTGTTCTAGGAGTATCTAGAATAACAGACCCTATGTTGCTAGAAGAAATTATTAAGTTTGGTAACTACAAAAACTATGACCGTATAATGTCTTTTGGTCACGTATTGATATGGGATGAAGAATTATCTATTAATAATATTAGAGGGTCAGAAGATAAGTACGTAATAAAAAGAGATACTTTCCAAAAACTTACCAACAATAAGTTTGGACGAAGTAAGTACAGGTAATTGTAATGAATTTGGTAAATACATAAGTTTTACTTAAATTTGCAAACTAGTTTGTAATAGTATGTTTTTCGACATAAATCTAAAAGATGCACCCTTCTTAGGCAGTAGTCTCAGGCTACCTGCCCAAGCTTTGCCAAATAGTAAAAAGAATAAAGCGTGGTTTAAAGACTGCATGGACACTCTTGAAACTATAGGCATAAGACAATTAAATGTATATCGAAGAAGGTTTGAAGATGCCTATAGAATAGTCGAAGGAAGTTACGCATATAGTGATGTAACTAATACCTCTGCTTTTTTATCTGAGGTAGATATGTTACGCTCACAGTCAGAACTATCAGAGGACCTCCAGCATTATGGTTTTATTGAACCTATTGTAAACACCCTTATCGGTGAATACATTAAAAAGCCTAACCCTACAATTATTCATGCAAATGACCCTACGTCTACAAATGAATATTTAAGAAAGAAAAGAGATGCATTATGGAAAAATGTATCTGAGGCAGTTAACGCTGAGTTAGAACTCAAGCTTATAAAAATGGGTGTTGACCCTAATAAGCAAAATTTCCAAAGCGAAGAAGAAAAACAAGCTTATACTCAAAAGTTACAACAGATAAGGCAAAAGAATATTCCAGCAGATGTAGAAAAATACATGAATACGGAATGGAAGCCTATGTACATTGAGTGGGCTGAACAAACCTTAGAAGAGTCAGAAACACGTTTCCATCTAGACGAACTTTACAGGGAACTTTTCAGAGACTATCTTATTACAGGAAGATGTTTTATGCACTTTCGAATAGGACACGATTACTTCAGACCAGAAAGATGGTCTCCTCTAAATACTTTTACCTCCATAACTCAAGACGAAAGATACACCGAGCTAGGTGAGTATGTAGGAAGAGTACAATACCTCACACCGAACCAGGTAATACAAAACTTTGGACATAAGCTTACAGAAGATGAAAAAAGAGACCTTCTAAAGTCCAAGCATTACAGTAAATCAGATGAGGTTGCTGTATCAGGTATAAAAGATACACAATCTTGGATGGAAAACAATGGTGGCTACTTAAAAAGAGTGCCTTACGCTGACTACATCCCATATGAAAACATCGGGGTAATACAAGACCAAACAGGAGTTGACCTAGGTTATAGAGGAAGTTTCCCTAACCAAAATCTAGCTGTCAACATGTTCTTTAATCCTTATGATAATAGATATGACCTTATCAGAGTGGTAGAAGGATACTGGGTTTCTTACAAAAGAATAGGCTACTTAACATATTCTAGACCAGGAGAAAATAAAATACACAGTGAAATTGTTACTGATGAGATACTAAAAGAGCTTATCAATGAGTATGGGATAAAAAGACTAAAGAGTGTAACATTAGACCAAAACTCAAAGAATCCTAGAGAAAATACTATTGTGTGGGACTACATCCCAGAAGTAAGATACGGAGTTAAAATTCTTAGGGAGAACACAGACTTAAAAGAAAATCTATACCTTTACGGAGAACCAATTAAGCATCAGCTAAAAGGAGAAAGCTCAATGTTTGATACTCTTTTGCCTGTATGTGGTATGTTGGAAAATACATCACTTGTATCTAGAGTAGAGATAGACCAAATTGAATATTCTCTTTCTATGAATATGGCTAGAGACTATATGTCTAAAGAGCTTGGATTGTTTTTCTTAATGGACCTAGCATATATGCCTGAGTTTCTAAAAGACTACGGAGGAGATGAAGCTATTGGTAAACTAATGGAAGTAACAAGAAACCTTGGTCTTCTTCCTGTAGACTCCTCTCAAGCTAGAGGTACTGCTTTCAATAATTTTCAGATGGTAAACATGGACCTTACAGCAGCCATGATGGGTAAACTAAACTTTGCCCAAGCTATCAAAAATAGAGCCTTTGAAAAATTAGGACTATCTCCTCAACGAATGGCTATGCCCACTGAACAGACTACTGCAACAGGTGTTCAAGTGACACAAGATGCATCCTACTCTCAGACAGAAGTATGGTTTGATAAGTTTGCCAAGTTCCAACAAAGAGCAGCAGAAATGTATATCAATGTTGCACAGTGGGTACAAAGTTATGGTATAGATAATACTGTTAACTTTACAGATAGCGACAGAATGAGACAATTTGTTTCATTGATTGATGCTAACCTACCTTTAAGAAGGTTTAAAATATACACGCAAAATAATTCTAAGAGAAGAAGTGAATTAGAGTTACTAAAGCAAACCTACTTCAGAGACAATACTATATCTAAGACTTTAGAAGACATGGCTTCTGTTATTTCAGCAGACTCCACAGCTAAAGTACTACAATTAGCTAGACTCTCTAGAAAACAAACTGAGCTAATGCAACAACAACAGCAGCAACAACAGATGCAAGCTATTGAAATGCAGAAAGCTGCAGATATGGAAAAAGAAGAGCTTAAGCAGAAGCATAAGATACAAATAGAAAAAATCAAAGGAGAAATAGCCTTGAACAAGCAAGCTATTTTAGCACTTGGGTTTGCTAAGCCTACTGAAGAGGGACAGCCTGCTCAAGAGACATCACTTGTAATTGACCAGCTTAAAGCTTCAACAGATGCACTTAATCAACAGTATAAGAATACTCAGAGTGCTGAAATGGTGAGAAGGCAGGCAATAGACTCCGATAGGAGGTATCAAATACAGCAAAGAGAAATAAACTTGAAGGAAAAAGAGCTACAAACAAGACAACAAGTGGCCCAAAAAGAACTTCAAGTAGCAGAAACTAACAAAAATCGTTATGATGTGAAATCATAACAATAATTGTAATAATTTTAAATACCATAATTACAATTGTTTTAAAATTGTATAATTTAAAATTTATTAATACTTTTACACTTGAAAATCACCACCATGTCAGAAGAAAACAAAAATCCGTTTACCATTGGTAAGCCTTTTAACATCGAGTTTGACGAAGAATCAACAAACACAATAACTGAGGACGATGTTAAAGAGGAGGAACAAAATACAACTCCAGACCCTGTAGAAAACGTTGTAGAGGAGCAGGCTCCCAAAGCAGACAACGATTCTGAAGAAACGACACAAGAAGAAAATAAGGGTCTTGAAATCGAGGACGTTCTTGATAAAAAAGTCGAGTTTGATGATGGTAGTAGTGCTGAGGCCGAAACACAAGACAAACAAGCTGAAGAAGCTGTACAAGTGGCACTATCCTCTGATGACTCAGATTTTGATTTTAATGAAGTAGCAACAAAACTTATTAAATCAGGATTTTGGGAAGACTTTGAAGGTAGGGAAGATACTACTATAGACAAAGAGACTTTTGAACAGTTATCTAAACAACAAGATGCTTGGAAAAGAGAATCCTTGGCTAGTAGCCTTTTTTCTAACTTAGACCCAGACGAAAAAGAATATCTAGCTTTTAAAAAAGCTGGAGGAGACTTAGACTCTTACTATCAATCTAGAACTGTAGTAAATAGATTAGATAATTTAGACCTTGATTCTAAGAACGGAAAACTTAACTCTATCTATACATACTATAAAAATTTTGTAGGATGGGATGATGCAAAGATAAATAAACATCTTTCTAGAGTAATGAGAGATGCGGATGATTTGGAAGAAGAAGCTCAAATGTCTTACGACCACATCCAAACTGCTGCAAAACAGAGGCACCAGCAATTGTTGGATAACCAACAAAAGGTATCCGCTGAAAAAGCAAAAGCAATTAAGAGTTACCGCAAGACGGTACGAGAAACTCTTAAAGGTCAAAACATGAATAACAATCAAATAAAGAATGTTATCGATGGGTTGACTAAAATAGATGACACAGGTTTTGCCGAAATTGATAAGGCATTCTTACAATTTAGAAACAATCCTCAAGCATCTGTATTGCTATATAGATTTCTCACTGATTTCGATGCTTTTATGGAGGAGGCAGCTTCATCAAGAGTGGAGCAGGCTAAAAAGAAAGTATTTACAGACATTAAAAAGTCTAAAAAAGTTCAGAATGAGAAAAAAGACTTTTCATTTAGACCTACGAGGGATAGGCAAACTAAAAATCCCTTTCTTTAAATAATATAAAATTCACAAACACTAATTGAGTACAATGGGAAAAGAAAATTTTAACGGACAATTTATTGGAGCCAACTTTAATGACTCCACTGTGATTGGGGTCACCAATAAGAGTGACATCCAGTCTCAATTTGGTTACCTTGATTCAGTAGCTCTCAAAGCTTCTGACTATGTAGATGACAGAACATCTTTAGGGATGCTTGAGCTATTTGAAAATGCTCGCATCGTAAACGTTCCTTTCATTAAGGATGCGTTAAAGAACTCTGATAAAATCTATGTTAATGGTATTAGAGGAAGTTTCGACTACGAAATCGCAATGGATATTGAAAAGCCTTGCGTTGTACAGAATGTAGAAGAAGGCAGCTACTTAGGTATTGACGGTTCATACTTCGATATCAAATTATCTCACCCCTTCTCTCCTGGTGACATCCTTACTTATGACCCAGTTGATGGCGAGCAAGTAATCGTTGTAGAAGATTCAGAAGTTGTAGACGAAGGTGACGGATACGTTCACACTGTACAGCTTGTAACAAGAGACAGAAGCAAGTACTTCCCAGCATCTAAATTGAAGCCAGGTACTGAGTATGTAAAAATTGACCACGTTGCTGGTGAGTTTGATACTCAATACTCTGCTCCTAACATGATGGGAATGTCTGAGAACTCTGTTAAACTTCAGTATACTTTAGGAGACTACCGTGCGGTACAAGTAGGATACTCTTCTTACGCTGACGTTCTTACTGTAAACGGTAAAGAAGCTTCTTACTTGACAGACAGAATTCAAAGAATGCAAGACAAACTTGGAGGTGATTACTTCTTCGTTGGTCAAATGAACCCAAGAAACGGTAAACTACTTAAGAACACAGTTCGAGTTCAGCCTATCATGGAAGCTCTTGCAATGGCTGAGTTAATGAAGCTTACTGCAATGGGTATGATGTTTGACCGAGGTGCTACAATCACAGGAATCAACGGTTCTAAGATTGTTAACGAAGGTCTTTACCACCAATTACGTAGAGGTCACAGATTCATCTACAAAAATGTTAACGAATTGCGTCAGTACATTCAAAAAGCTGCTGAAATCATCTATCATGGTACATCTATCCAGATTCATGACAGACGAATGGTATTCAAAGCTGGATTCAACGCACACAACTTAGTTCGTGAGCTATTCAAAGAAGAATTCAAGAATACTACTCCAGTACACATCGACCAAGAGGCTCTTCCAGTGAAGGTTCTTTCTGGTAACGACAGATACAACTTACAGTATCAATCATATGCTATCGGTGAAGCATTCCTTAACGGAATCGGAAACGTAAGAGTTGAGCACGACCCATCTCTTGACTACGATAGCTTTGGCGACTACATCAGCCGAGGATACTCTGCTGGGTTGTCTAAGCGTTCTTGGACTTTGGTTATGTGGGATATCACTGACCCAATGTACAGCAACATCTTCGACAGAAGCGTAATGCCAAAAGGAGTTGAAATTGACGAGGCTTCAAAAGGTACAAATAACCTTTACATCGTTAAGCCTAAAAATGTGCCTGATTTCGCTTACGGTTCTACTAACGGACCAGTATTTGAGCAAGGCTTCAACTACTCACGACCACAGCCTGGTAGAGAGTTCACCTGCATGTCTTCAATGTCAGCCTGGATTCCAGACAAGTCTCGAGTCGTAATGATTGAAAAACTTGAAACTAACGAGTTTTAAGATAACCTTTAAAATGGGGGAGTAACCCTCCCCCACTTTTTAAATTTTAAGTAATGGGCTACAAAAGAAAAATGGACGGAGGTAAAGCAGAAAAAATTGCTAATCAATTAATTAAAATTGCTAATCAGCTTAAAAGCGAAGCAGGTTCTTCTTCTTCTTCTTCTTCTTCTAAACAAGAAAAAGTAGCGGTTAAAAAGACTTCTCCTAAAAAAGATGAAACACAAAGAATGGGTGTTGATAACTCTAAGAAGTCTCCTTTTAAATAATAATATAATTCGTAACAATGCCTTATCATAAGAAATCAAAAAGTAAAGCAAAAAGAAAAAAAGTATCAAGAAAGCAAGTAGCAGACACCACCCGTTATAACCCTTTGTTAGGCAAGGGCGACCCTGCTGTTACAAGAATTATGGAGACACAATACGGGGGTACTACAGTACCAGGATATATGGAGTCTCTTGATGCTCTTAGAAAAGAACTTGCTACTAAGGGAACGGGAACGTTTGCTAATGTGAGTTCACCACCTTCAAATCCTTTGTTAGGTAAGGGAGACCCTGTTGTTACAAACATTATGGAGACACAATACGGAGGCGAACCAGTGGCAGGGTATACGGAGTCTCTTGATGCTCTTAGAAAAGAACTTGCTACTAAAGAAAAAGATGGGGGCAAGAAAAAGAAAGCTAAGAAGGCTAAAAGAAAAATGTCTGGAGGTCATGCTAAAAGAAAAATGTCTGGAGGTAAAGATACCAAAGGAGGTTTTGGAGTCCAAGAAATGGGAGGCAAAAAGTCACCTTTCAGAGGGTAATTAATACCCTATGAGGTCTCCATTTAGTAATCCTCAAGGTGATGGTACCCACGGAATATCTTCTTGCTCTAGAAAAAGAAGCGGAGGTAAACAAGGAAAGTCCAAAAACTGGATTAAAGGGGCCATCAAGAAACCTGGAGCACTAAAAGCTGCAGCCAAAAGAGACAAAGCTATCGATAAAGATGGCAACATAAAAGTATCTTGGCTCAGAAAGACAGCTAAACGCAAAGATAAAATGGGGCAAAGAGCTCGGCTGGCTCTAACCCTTAAAAAATTAAAGTAAGGAAACTTACAACATTAAAAACCACTTAAATTAACCAATTATGTATTCAGAATGCTTTGAAGTCGCTAAAGACAGAATTTATCGTATTGTAGAAAAAGTAGACGATTCAACACCAGGAGCCTTGAGAGAAATCAATAGGTATAAAATGGTATCATACACAGCTGAACCAGCAAGATGCTTGTTCGTAGGTAACCCTGAGACTGGTAGATATGACACTGGATTTGATGAAAATTCATCAGAATTTAGAGGTAAGTCTAAAACAGAGATAACTAAAATTCTTAAAGAAAGAAAGAACCTTATCGATTGGTATGAGTCTAAACTTGCTAACTACATTAAGACTAATCCTAATTTAACTGAAAAGGACTTTTTAGCTTCAGAACACTGTGGTATTGATTTATCTCACAATTCTATTATCGATACAGCAGATATGGACCAATACTTTAAGCTTTATTTAGCTTATAGAGGAGGACAAATCACACCTAGCTGCGATGGTAGTAACCCAAGATACAACGGTTCTTTGTATGCTATTGTAGATACTACAAAGACTACCAATGACCAAACTTCTACTTCTGAAAAGAAATTAGAAGTTATGACTTGGTTTGGTAACATGTACGCAAAAGACACTGACAAACTAAAGCAATATTTACAATATGTAGGAGCTTTACGTAGAGGACAGAGTGCCACAAAAGGTGTAATGTTATCACTTCTTGAGAGATGGGTATCTGATGTTAGAAACCTAGATTACATTCTAGAGACAATCAAAAATACTGATTACGAAGAAGTACTAATTAAAAACAGAATTAGTGACTTTATAAAGAGAAGAAAAATTATTAAAGAAGAAGGCACCTTCTATTTTGAAGGAGAAAAGCTAGGAAGAACTACTCAACAAGCTTACGTCACCCTTACAAAAGTCGGAAACGAAGAGCTTTTAGAGCAATTGCAGAGTGAATAATAATGAACGTACAAGAAGCATACTTAAGATTTCTAACTAAAGTAAATAGAAACTTAAGCTCTAATAATATAGTAGCTTCTAAAGATAGGTTCGTACTTCTTTATAATGAAGAACAAATTAGGTTCCTCGATTATTGTCTAGACTTCAGAAATGATGAAGACATTATAGATGTCGAGACGTTCTTAGAGGTCGATAGTAATGTTCAACCTTTACCAGCTATAGATAATATAGTACCGTTAGACCTTAACGATGATTGGTTTGAGGTGTCAAGTGCGTATGCTTATGTAGACACAGACGAATGTAAAAACATCCGTCTTAGTTTATTCGAGATAAAAAACTTTGACCAAGAGCAATTAGCTATAGACGCTAATAACGCCCCCTCTATAAGGTACCGAGAAGCACCTTATTATATAGGTAATAACAACCTAAATGTCTACACAAAAGACTTCACAATTGACAGAGGTATAGTAACTTATTACAGGTTCCCTCGTCCAATTGATATTGAAGGTTACATAAAAATAGATGATACTGCATCTACAAACATAGACCCAGAAGGCACCGATTGGTGGGTCAACAAAGTAATTTCTATGTGTGCTGAATCATTCTTTAGAAATTATGGCGATGCCAATTTAGTAACAATTAACAAGGACAGGATTATTAACAACAATTAAATTTTAACACTATGAATTCACGTTCCCACAACTCAGCATATTCAAGGCTGATGGTCCTATCGGATTTAGGACAACAATCAGTGGCCCCTGCAGGCAGAGGGTCACTAAGACTTGCCAATGGGCAGGTAGGTATTTTCCGAGTAGCTTCAAAAACTGCAAATGGTATGGCAGCTGTTAACGGTTTGGATGCTTACGGCAAAAATGAATTATTCCAAATCCAAGTAGGTACTGGAAGAACTCAGGATGCTGGTAACATGACAAACAAAAACTTTGCTACCATTCCTTTCAAAAGAGAGGATATTCTTGATGTGACATATGACACAGCAAAAGCACCAGTTTACTCTGAAGTAACTTTAGGTTATAATGGTACAGCTGGTACTGGAATCCAATTGAAAGAGAATGAAGCTACTACAGTTTCATTACAATTATTTGGTGAGCAGCTTTCTTACCTTGGTTTCCGAGATGGAATCGCAAACATGACATTTAACGTATTCTCAGGTTCTCCTGAAGCATGCGACAACTGTCTTAACCCTTGTGCTACCACTTCTTGTCATTCTATTACACATGACTTAGTTGAAACTATCAGAGAGCACGAACTTCGTACAGGTTCTGATATGGGTACAGGCGCATCTATCAAAGTAGGTGACTTAGTAGAAGTTATTGGTACTTACTCTTGTGCTCCTGAGTTAACTCCAGCAAGTACAGTTACTTTCTCTACATTAGAGAGATGTGACGAAGGTACTGGCGAAGCACTTGCTCAAGTACAAGCCTGGGCACTTACAGACCCTGATTTATCTGACGATGTTGTTGTAGAAAGAATCTCAAGAGAAGGTTCTACTTCAACTTACCAAGTTATTGACGCTAATGGGCCAGCAAATGACTTTAGAGAGCCTGCTACATTATTAAGAAATGGAACTTCTGAAGTAACTAAAATTCTTACTGACTGTGACACTTGTCCAGGCGGTGCTACAGAAATACCAGGAGGTTATGTATGGAAACTTGTTGCAGACGATGAGGATGGAAACATTAATGATGGTAACCTTGTAAATGCCCTTAACCTTATTGCAGGTGTTACTACTTCTGCAGCTCATTCACAAGGAAGAGCTGACGGGCCTCTTAACTCTGTAACTTGGGTATTAGTTGCAGATGCAGACCCAGGTCTTGATGCGATTATAGCAGCTGTTATAGGAATTAACCCTAGTATTACTGCAAGTGATATTGAAGTATCATTTGTAGGAGAAGGAGACAATGTTTGTATTGTTACTTACTCTGCTACTGAGATTCCTTGGGTTGAAGGAAAGCAGTGTGATGTCTTCAATAAGACTATCGAGCTTGACGTAGACCTAGATTGCGGACCATTCGCTACTGCTGCTGCAAGAACTGCTGCTGCAAACGCAAAACTTGCTGAATTGCAAGCTGCTTATCCTGAATTAAGCGTAGCTTTATCTACTGCTGATATTGGGGAGTGTAGAGCACGTTTCACAGGCACATTAACATCTGGGCATGTATGTGACGATTGTGAAACTCCAGACCCAATTTTCCCAGCTATGCCAGATGACTATGAGTTTTCTGCATGGTCTGAAAGAACAGTCGGTGCTAGTGAGATTACTTCTTTCTCTATTGATACATCTGCAGCTACAGTTAACGCTGATACAACTGGTGCAGTAGCTTTAACTGAAGCATCTCCATCTGTCACAGCTCCTGCAGGTTCAGAGTTTGACATTGATGTAACTCTAAGCACTACTGCAGTAGATGCAGTTGTTGTAACTCTAGATGCTGGAAATCCTAGCTCAGGTCTTTCAATAGGAGATACAATTGTTATCGACATTACAAATGCTGCTGATTTTAATGCTTTAAATGTAGGTTCAGTTACTCTTACTATCACAGGAGTTGGTGGAGAGTTCCCAGACGACTGCGAATGTGGTATCAAATTCGTTGCTAAGAACGCTTTCTTGTGTCCTCCAGCAATGCTTGCTGACCAAATTGGTACTTTCACTCCTAAAGGAGTTAAAATCCAAGTTTCTGGCGGTGAAGCTCCTGCAGTGTTGATGGAAGGTTACAAATTCGTAACTACTCCATTTAGAGTAACTCGTCACGAGAGAGACTTCGATGGAACTGGTTGGGGTATCAACTACATGAAGCAAGAGAAAGCTTCTGCAGAATACTTCGCTGGTATCTCTCCAAGAAAGAGCTACGCTGAAGGTTACTTAAGTGGATTCGAAACTAAACTTGAGCCTTGCGTTCAGTACGACAAGTTCACAGTTAAGTTGAGAAGAAACAACTATGCTGGCACTGCAAGCCGCAGAATGGGAGAAGACATTAGATATATCTTCTTGATTCCCCACGCTGCAGGTTGTAGCTACACTCAAATCATAGATGCTCTCGGAGGGTCTCTTGATTGCGAAGCGTTAGCATAATTCACCTAACTAAATCGGGGGAGGGTTTCCTCCCCCTTTTTTTTAAAAAATATTATTATGTCTAAAAAAAATTTCGATGTTGCTATACCTAAATCGGAAGTATTAGGTTTAAACTGTAATATACCTGCAGGATATGTGAGACTATCTTCTATCTTGGGTTCTTTACCAGTTTACAAAGACGATGCTGAAGCTAAAGAAAAAGGTCTTGTAAATTGCCAAATATATATCAACGAAGAAGGAAACATTGTAGCTTATGGGAAGAAAACAGCTTCTCCAGCTAAAGATAAATTATTGTTAGGCGCATCTAACTTTCGTGTTTCCGCAGGAAGTGTGGACTTTCCACAAACAATAGCTTCTCCTCAAGAATATGCAATAGCAGTTTCTTTTATTTCAGGTCTTCCCTCAGTAAAAGTAGCTTCTACGTGGGCATCAGTTGATTGGGGTTCAAACACGTCTACCGCAACTATAAACACAGCTAGTGGGTCTACGGCAGTAATTACTGAAGAAGACTTAGGGGCAGGAATTACTGTACCTTTTGATATCCCAGTAGGCTCTATTATCAATTTATCTTGGAACATTGCAGCAATTAGAGCAGGAGTCGCAGCTAACACTCTTGGAGCCTGTAGTGCTATTATGAAGCTCCCTAAAGCGAATGTAATGCAGGCAGCTGCTTGTGATAGTACAATAGTAATGTTGGAGTCTATTTCTGATAGAGCACCAGACATATCTTGTTCATCAAATGATAAATTCTATTTTAACTTTACACTCTCTCATACAGTTACTGAGAAAGTAGAAGCAGGGGATGTTTTGTTATTAGGACTGGCAATGAACAATTTAAATGCATTACAGAACACAACCCTACAGTGTTCATGGAATATGAGCGTAGAAATTTAAACAACATGAAAATGCTCAATTAATTATTAAAGTAAGAGCCCCATATCTCTACTATCAGTAGGGATTGGGGTTTTTTAATGTATATAAAATGACAAAAGAAGTATTAATACCAAAAAAATGGATATGGGACGGAAGTTGTACTTATTCTAGTAAGTATGACCTTTTGTCAAAGTATTTTATTAAACAACCAGCAACAGCTGGTACAGAAGGACAAGTTCTTGCACTTAATTCTGATTTAGACCCTGTATGGAAAGATGAAGGAGAACTTCCAGCACCAGGAACAGAAGGACAAGTGTTAGCATTAAATGCTTCCTTAGAACCCATTTGGAAGGATGATGCAGATACTACAACTACTATATTTAAGAATACTGATATAGCTGCTTTTACAGGACAGTATAAAGGAGATGTATATGAAACAACAACTGGAACTGTTCTTACATTAGGAGCTCCTGCTTATCTTACAGGTTTTCTTGAGAATAGTTCTGCTGCCGCACTTGATGATATAACATCACCCACCCAGATGAGTCGCATGATAGGAGTTGTTGTTCCTAGTCCTATAGGAGTTACTGGTAACACTCTTCTTATAAAAGGGTTAGTTAGAACAAGTGCACCTGGAGCAGGTATAGGTCAACCTGTATATTTTGTAAATGGAGGTTTTTCTGGTACTGCACCATCAACTACAGGACAATATGTTAGAATAGCTGGTTATTGTGTTGCTGCTCCTCTTCTAGGTGACGCAATAATTTATTTTAACCCATCTCCTGACTTTATATTATTATCTTAAAATTTTAGAAAAAATGGCATTACAAGGTTCAATCACATTCAAAGGTTTAACAGTACCAAAAGCATATCTTGATGTTCACAAAATTGTTATAGACGTGGAGACTATGTCTGCTAACATGGAATACAAAGTGTATGCAGATAAAAAAACATTTGACGCTGATAAAAATAATCACCTTACAACTCATATAGAAGTTGTACCTGTTCAGGAAATATTTATAAGGAAACTTTTAGAAGCTGCTAGAACAGAAGCAAGTAAACAAGGCAAGAAATACGGAGGATTTAAACCGTTAGAAGAATAATCTATGTCTACTATAGATAGACTTAATGGAGTAACAGCTGTTGATATTGCATCAGTGGATAATGTAGGTGCATCTGCTATTACAAGCATTAATGGGATGCTATTTGCAAGTGGTTCTACAATATCTGGGATTACTAACGCTGGTACACAATCAAATATTATAACTGGCGGTAACGATGCCAATATAAATGGTAGAGGCGTTGAACTTCAATTAGGTCGATATGTATATATACTTGCACAAGCAGGTAATGCAGACAACCAAGATTTAACAGCGATTGGTGTAACGCAAAGTGGTTCAACTCTGACCACAAGTTCTAGTTCAACTCTTGTTTTTAACGGTACAGCTGACTTTGACCCTTACGCTAGGGGACAAGCTTTTGGCATGATTAGGTTAACAGACTCTAAATGTGTTATGATTGTCCCACAAGTAGGGATAGGTAACGTATTTAAGGTGTGCACATATAATGGTGGTACAAATAACATAACCATAGACTTCACAGTAAATGATGGAGATACAAACAACTATATAGACAGGCTACCTAAATTTGCAGTTATAAATAACCCAAGTGCCAATGTATATACAATTGCATCTACAGGCCTAACAAAACCAGGAGCTTTTCCATATGCACGAGTGTGGGATTTAGACATAAGTTCACAAACAATTACAAGTCGAGGCATACTTTATCCAATGGGTACAAGTGGCTCAGGTAATGGTATGAATCAACTTGTCAACTTAGGAACGATAGGAGGCAAGCATTGCTTTGCTATATTTTACGTAAAGTCAGCAACTTCGACAGGTGTGTTGTATTACGCTGTATACGAGTACAATGCAAGCACCAATACGCTTGTAGAAGTTATAGGTGATACCCTATATAAAAGCGGCTCTAATCACCCTATGCTTGATGCTCCTTGGAGCATAGAAGATGGTAGGGCTCCTTTAATGTATTTAGATAGGATTAACTATGATGTAGAATTAACTACTTGCACCTACGATGGCACAACCTTTACAGTGGCCACACCCGCAAGTTTTGGAAACAGTAGCAGGCGAGGTCTTGAGCATACTTTGCGTAAATATTATAATGGCCAAGAAGACAGCAAAACTGACTATATATTAGGAACAACCTTTTGGAATAGTGGCTCAAGCACAGGTGATATGGAAGTATTTCCTGTGTACTATGATTCAAGTGCAAACACCTGGGATGTGTCAAAATACAACTCACTTGATTCAGACATTGTATTAGAAGACACAACCAATCCAACAAGTGGGCATCCAATGCGACAGCCATTTATAGGTCAAGTTGACAAGGACCACGGAGCAGCAATATCTTCTTATAGAACACAAGGAGCAGGTACAGCATTTAGAGGTGTAGTAATGAATAACTTTGAAATAACAAATTCGTAATGAAATTTTTAGTAACACAATCAGATAGGCAAATTTGTTTAATCGCAGAGAATATTATATTAGAGAGTGATGGGGTATACTATGCTTGGGATAACGCAACACCACATAAAGTGACAAGAGCTAACTCAACAGACCCCCTAGAAATAGTTGATGTACCTGAAGGAACTCAACTTCCTGATGATGAGTTTATCATAGGTAAGTATGTTTATAACTTAGACGGAACATTTAGTGTTTATTCAGGTTGGGTTGATGGTGACATTGACTAATAATATATATAAAATATTTTAAGATGATTGAATTATGGATAGCCATTATAGGGCTTTTGAGTGTTTTTGTAGGTGGAATTCTAGGGGTGGTAAGCTCAAACTTCGATGCCTTTAAATATATGCTACCAAAAAGATGGAGGAAGGAAACTGATTTCGGTCAAGTAGTATCTACAAAATTACACCTTGATACGTTAGCTAGATTGTTACAAAACAGGGCTAATGTTAACAAAGCGGTTCTTGTACACGTATCTAACGGGGGGACCATGGTGAAACCAGAGGGGCTCCTTTACGGAACAATTATTAACCCCACAGAATTCACTCACACATTTAACAAACAAACTCTTGATAATGAGTACATACACATGGTACAAGAAATATATCAAGATGGTAAAGCTATAAGAAGTATAAAGGATTTAAATAAAAATGGATTACTTCGACCTTTATTAGTAACACAAAAAGTGTCAGAAACACATTGTTTTCATGTGAAGGAAATCCATAATAAAAACAATTTTTGTTATATCTTCTTGGCTGTTGATGTTAATATGGGTGCAACGCTTAACGATGAGGACTTAGATGCAGTCAGAAACGTCATCAGTCAGATACAGAACATTTTGTAATGAATTTGGATATTAAGAATATTTTACGTAATTTTAAAGAGCGTGGAGGATACCAAGTTTTAGACTTTCTACTACGTGTCTCTATTCTATTAATTTTAATAGGCATACTGTTAACTAAGGGTTGCAACTTTAAAGACAGTTACATAGACCAAGACATTATCAATAAACGTAAAAAAGTAGAGAAAGAGTTAGACGCTCTTCTTGAAATGACCGAAGATATAAAAAGCAGTCAGTCTAAAATGGACAGTCTGCAAATAAGTATTTATACTGAATTAACCAACTTTGAAAACCTACTAACTGAAAACATTTATGAAACCGATTCTACTCTTATTATTATTCGCAATACTCCCTTGGACAGCATACTCTCAGGAATCCCCGAATATAGTGGAGACAATGGAGGTCTTTAGGTTTGAAGCTGATGACACCACGTATGTGATGTTTTATGCTGATGATTATAAAAAACTTCTTGAGATAGGTAGAGAAAATGTTTTACTAAACGAAATAAAAGACTCTCTCACAATAAGCTACGATGCACTTGTAGGGAACATCGATATGTTTGTGATGGAGTACGAAACACTTTTGGAAAACCTAGACTCTTTAAAATTAATTGCTACGGACTTACAAAAGAGTTTCAAAAAATATTCAGATGTTACTGAAGACAAACTAGAGAAGGCGGTGAGGAAATGGTACAGATGGAGGGCAGTCGGAATGACATCTTTAGGGTTTAACTTCCTACAGGTTGGAGCCATAATAACGACTATTAAACTATTGAAATGAGTAGCGCATTAGAGCCAGTATTAAATTTTGAAGTATTTCCTACGTATGATGCTAGGGTGCTTATTATTGCAGATATTTCTGACTGGAAACATCTTGTAGAGGAGTCTACATATATAGATGTAACTTTACCTGGCTCAAAGACAGCCGTCACACATCCTTTCCCTAAAAACAAAGTAACTACCTTCAATGGTAGTAGTCTTAATTATGGGTGTAGTAATGGGTGCGATGATAACTTACCCGACTTACCAGATGGCATATATTGTATCAAAATATATGCTTGTGACGGAGCTGATTTTTCTTATGAAAGACATTACTTAAGAACAGTTAAGTTAGAAGTTAAATTACAGAAAGAGTTAATGGCTCTTGATGTTGACTGTATGCCTAATTCTAGTTGTTTAAATAAATTAATGGAAGCTGAATTTATGATTCGAGGAGCTAAAGCTGATTTGCTATTTGGCAATATGAAGTCTGCTCAACGAAAATTTAAGAAAGCTTGTGATATTGTAGAAGATATTGAAAAATGCGACTGCGGTCACGATTGCGGAAATGGATACACTACAACGGCATATTAATACAGAAAACTCTATCTACGAAAAGATACAGAGACATTATCAGAAACAGTCTGATAAACTTCTCCATAGGTATATTTTTGATAAGCCTTACAATCTTGATATGAAAGAGTTTTTAATTGTCAAAACAATGGAAGCAGTGATTTGCCAAGACTTAGACTGTGACTATAAGGTCACTGACTGCATGTTAGAGAAAATGAACATATACTTAGAAAAAAATAAAAAATGAGTTGTAACAGTTATAAATACAGCGATACTTGTGGAGAGTCTATATTTGCACCTTGTGTATATGTAGAACAAACTTTTCCTACTATTTCTTCACTATCAAGTGAGACTTGTACTGACCTAGATTCAGTGATTTCTGATTTGTATACTCTTGTAGACAATAGTTATGTAGATATGTCTACTTACGCAAAAGGTTGCTTGGATTATTCTCCACTGGCTGATGCAGATATTAAGCCTATAAATGTCTTAAATAAACTTACAGAAGAAATTTGCGATTTAAAACCATTGGAAGGTCTGTTAAATACTGATGGAACTTTGAAAGTTATTCCTGAGTTTGATATTAGTAAGTTAGAATTATGTTGTCTAGCTCCAGACCCTTGCGGCACTACACCTACAACTTTAGAGCAGTTGCTTCAAATTATCATAAATAAGGTTTGCCTATGCTGTGATTCTATTACGTGTCCTGCTAACCCAACATTGTTACCCTAAAAAATAATAGAAAATGGCTTGTAAAAATTGTAATGAAGTGACTCCAGCATCTTGCGGAACATGTTATTGTGATGATAGCGTATGTACTCCGTGTAAAATAAAATTAGCTGATAGATGTATCACTATAACATCAGACTTACCTGGTATAGCTCCTAATCTTAACTGTAAAGACTTAAACACTGTACTTGATTCTCTTAGTGATAAATTAGGGGATAGCCTTAATACAATTGCATCTAATCAGTTTTTCGCAACTGATGGTACGGCTAACTTTCCAGGTCCAGGGGATGATTACAGATGGGCTGGAGAGATAGTCACAGGTGTGAATTTATGGGACCAGAACAATTACACAGAAGGTCTTGATGCCCCAAAAACAGGGTTTACTACTGTATCAGACCAAAGAATGGCAGGTATACCTGTACCTTTTGATATTGCTGCAGGGGAGAAGATAGTTCTTACGGGTACATTTAGTAACTTCCACAACGTACAAGTAAATGGCAAGGTAGAGGTAGGATTCAGTCCGTGTTCAGGTAGTGATACATCTTTGCCTCGCACAATAACTCCACTTGTGGAAGCATCTACACCTGCTAATAATGATATAGTGATGGAAAACTTTTATGGGGAGACTATGTACTCAACGTGCTTTAGAAAGGAGTTCACTGTTCCTGCAGGTGGCATTACTAAAGGCTCAGACCTACTTGTAGTGGGATGGCAATTAAGTAGAACATTAACTGCTAGTGACAAGTTAGTAGTTGCATGGACTCTATCTGTATAAAATAAATTAAAAAACCAATGCAAAAATTTATTATAGAGGAAGGTTTAGTAAATGATATAAAAACAGTAATTCTAAACGGTAAACAAGAAGTAGCAACAGCTCAACAAATAATTACCATTATGAATAAACTACAAAACCTTTCTAAATTAGAAGACAAAGAAAAATAATAAAATGGCTTGTAGTAATTGTAATAGTTCTAGCTGCGTTGATACTTGCAGCACCTGCAACTCTAATTGCAGCTCTTGTACCTGTAAAACTGGGTGTAATTGTGGCAGTTTAGGATGCAGCCATCTCCTTAATGACAAATGTATAAGACTGACTAATGCTCTTAGTGTTTGTGGGACAGTGACTATACCAGCAGGAACTTACTATGATTCTGCAATCAAAACAATAGTAGACACAATATGTAGTACTTCTGTTACAGGAGCAACAGGACCAGCAGGACCAACAGGAAGTATAGGAGCAACAGGACCAGCAGGACCAACAGGACCTGCAGGACCAACAGGAGCCACAGGAACAATAGGCCCCGTAGGTCCAACTGGTGCAGGTATTCAAGGTCCAACAGGTTCCACAGGTCCAACAGGACCCACAGGCCCTGCTGGCGCAACAGGCGCACAAGGAGCTACAGGTGTAGCAGGACCAGCAGGTCCAACAGGACCTACAGGACCTACAGGACCAACAGGTCCAACGGGAGCTACAGGAGCCAATAATATCGCTATTCTTGATTATGCATTAGGACCATTATCCCCTACAGGTGCAGGATTTGATACTGTGCGTACTACTAATATTTTAGTAGCGTCTAACCCTATAGATTCAGATGGAGAACATTTAGAAATTATTGTAACTTTTGATACACCAAACGGTATAGCTAACATAGATGAATTTAGGATTGTAATATCAGACGGCACTACGACTACAAATATCACTAGAAGTGGTGTATCTTATCTAGGCAGAATGTACGGTCTCGTTCAACAAGGGGGAATGTTTAAGATTATCTTAAATCGAGTTAACGCCACTACTGCAGGATTAATGATGGAGTACTCTTCAGCAGCTGCTTTGAACTTTCAAGATGCTCCTGATAATGATTTTAATGGTTCTATGTTTATACCACCAAAGTCTGCCTCATTTACTCTAGACTTCAGCCAGAACATTAGTATTCAATATCAAATTGATGCAAGCAGTTTGGCAGACACTTCTAGTCTTACTCAAATATCAGTCAAACACTTTAAAGCATAATAATGGGAAGTTTTAGATATCAAAAACAATTTGAAATATTAGCCGCTGGGGGCACAAACACGGTCTTAACTACAGACCCACATAGTAGTTATGTTATAAAGTCTACTGGCCACGTATCACTAGGGGCTAATAATTGGAGTGTTACTTACACAGGAACAGTCGCAGGACAAACTATCATTACAAACTATATTGCTAACGTCAGCTCCTCGGGAACAGGAACAGTTACTATTAACGGCACAGTGATTCCAGAGTATTTGACTTGTATAGAAAATGGGACAGGAGCAGGACAAACAGCTTCTGATTTATATGTAGTTTCTGTATATGATGGGGCTGCTTGGACTAATACTATTTTAGTAGATAGGACTAATGACCCTTTCGTCACTCCTTTCCTTACAATTGCCCCAGTATTATACACACCAGGAGTAAGTGATATAGTAGGACCATTGAGGTCAGGAAGGTTCTCTATAACTTCACCAGCTACTGGCATTTCGGATGCTACTTATATTTGGCAAAGGATAGGTAATGTAGTTACGGGTAACCTACAGTTATCTATTAGCGATAGGTCGTTATTACCTATTGTAGATGATAATGTTGATTTTACAATAGATGTACCTGTTAGACCTTCTGCTGCAGGAATTTCAAATTTACACGGAACGGGTACTGCACAATTATTTGCTGCAGCTAACGAAAATAAATTTTATCCAGTGTTTGTTCAAAATGATACAGGAGCACCGACTACTCAAATCAGGGTACTAGCTGAGGATTTAAGCACAGCAAGTGTGACAGGAGCTACAGGCTTAGGTTCTATTTCTGTAGAGTTTAGTTATTATATATAAAATAAAAGGGTGGTTTTGGTTGGTTTTCCACTCGCTGGGGGTTCTTAGTGAACCCCCTTTGTATTTGTAATAAATTTGTATAAACCATTATTTTTACGTATTTTTAAGAGATGACTGTAGGAGAATTCATATCAGATGTAAAAAACTCTGTTCAAGCAATTAGAAAGGATGATAGAATAAGTAATAAGTTCATTCATTCTTTAGCTAGAGACTATACGAGTTATATTTTATCTCAAAGACAATTAAGAGATGTATTTAGAGACAGCACCATCTTTACAGAGGTGACTTGTGTCGAAATGAATCAAATTCGTTCTGATAAATGTGATGTTGCAGAATTTAGAAAATGCGACAAAGTAATGAAATCCGAATGCAAACTTCCTAATATTTTTAATTCCTCTATTGGTCCTATAATTATTTCAGTTTCTAATATCACAGGAGAAACAGAATATCAGGCATTAAGGACTGCGGCTGATTATAAAAGCCAACAAAAGAGACAATTTCAAAAAGCTACTAGCTACTATTACATAGCAAACGGACATATCTATATTGTAGGTAGTACTCCAGAAAGAATTTCAATAGTAGGGCTTTTTGAAGACCAATTAGAGGCAGAGCAGTTTTCAGCTTGTTCTGAAGCTGATAGTTGTGAGTCAGCCTTGGATTACAAAATAATTATACCTAACAAGTATATATCAACAGTCAAAGACCAGGTTGTACAGTATTTAGTTAAAACTAGAAAGTCAATACCAGCTGACGAAAATTCGGACCTTGATTCGAATCAAAAGGCAGGGCTACAAGCTAAATAAACAATGAAACCAACTAAGAGAAAAGCAAGTTCTTGGGGACCTGTAAAATCCTTGTTGTCAGGTAGGTTTCATGCAAAAGTACATAAGAAGTATCCTCATCTTAAAGGTAGATACACTGAGCAAGAGTGGTACAAGATAAGAGATGAGTTTTTTCAAACTGTGGTAGACATATTAATAGAACAAGACAACGGAGTTGTCTTAGATGGTATGGGGTATTTTGCCTTTCCAGCTTACAGCAAAAAAGCAAAGCTACCTTATGTCAACAAAACAAATTTTATAAACAAAGGACTTTTGTATTATAATCAATTCTTCGGTTACATATTTAATCGAACTTTTCTTAAAGGGCTAAGTTTTGAGCTTATTAGAAAGCATAAGAAAAGATGGCAAGCGAAGTGCAAAGAAGGGGTAACATACAAGTGTCATCATAACAATATTAAAAATATAGTAGGTAATGGACAAAGGAACTTACATCCCACTAGAAAGTTTCATAGCTGATTTAAAAGCTAGTAACTACTTCAAAGACAACCCTCAAGTCGTAGATGATGCATCTATCGCTAGGTGGGTGTTTATGAAGTTAAAGAACTTTGGGAGAAACATTATGGATAAGTACGAAAGAGTCATCCATGTAGATAATTATAGAGCAGAACTTCCTGAAAACTTTGCCTCTCTTTTTCTTGCTGTATTTTGCGAACCACATTTAATTAGTATGCCAGAAGATACTGAACCACTTAGAGTTCAGTCAAGACTGTATGCAGAAAAAATTAGTTGCCCAGAAGATAGCATATGTACAGAATGTCTTCCATCTTGTGAAGAAGGAAGCTGTGCAGATAGAGTTGTAGAGAACCTATACCTCAACCCTACTACAAATGTAAACGTTCTTTACCGAAACCCTGTTTATGTAAAAATAGGACACGATTTAATAAGAAGCCAATGTGAGGCTAATTGTGTAAATAGACACGTAAAAGATAGCCCCTATTCTATAAATATAAAAGGAAAGACAGTATACGCAAATTTCAAAAAAGGAGCGATATATATTCAATACTATGGTATACCGATGGACGATGATTGTCTACCAGTTATACCAATCACTCCTAATGGATACTTAGAAGAGTATCTAGAATATCACGTAAAACGTAAAATTCTGGAAGATGCAATGTTATCAGATGACACTGTAAACAAACAATACATCTACAGTTCTTATATGCAACAAGAAACTGACTTACACGCAAAAGCAAAAGCTGATACTTCTAAAATTGATATGGTTGCGCTATTTAAAGCAATGGGTAACAATAGGTTTAGAATGCATAAATACGATGTTTATCTTGGTGCGCTGAAAACTAATTACATTCAGTCAGGTGCAGTGACAGGATTTGGAACTATGCAAAACCCTAACCCATATAGATTCTAATGGCTAGACAGCGGAACAACATCGATAGACAGGTAGCTGTCTCTAAGATAGGGATGAATAAAGATAATCATCCTACTTCTCTAGATGAAAAAAGCTACGTCCACGCCCTCAATGCTAATTATGAAGGGCAAGATGGAGACCTTATTAATTTACAGAATGAGGAGAGTAACATCCTTTGTTCTAAATTTAAGACAGGGTTCAAAGTCATTGGCTTCCAAAAAGACATCACAGCAGACAGGACTTATTTCTTTTTGACTAATCCCTCAACAGGTCAGTCGGAAATAGGTTATATATCAGAACTAGAGAACCAGCAATCATTTACGGACTCTCTTCGTAAGTGTGGGTGCAGCGTAGAGGCTGTACTAGCAGATGGTCTTGAGAATATAGCACAGGCTGCAACATGTCAATATGTAACTCTTATAAGTGACTACAATTGTCCTAATGGAGCAGCGGCATCAAACTGTCTTAACTTCAATATCAATTACCCAATATCTTCAGTATTGAAAGACGATAAGGGAAACAAGATACTTTATTTTACGGATGACCTTAATCCTAGAAGAAGACTAGAAATTGATTTCTTAGACCAGTATTATGTAGAAACAGAGTTCTGTAGCGATGACCCTTCTAGTCCAGACTATGACCCTGATTGTGATTGTGGGTCAGTAGATAAACCAGTATGTATAAATTGTGACAGGTTAAACGTTTTACCTAAGCATGAGCCTTTATGTATAAATGTAGATGGCACGGTAATAGGAGGTAATTTAAGACACGGGCAGTACGCATTCTTTGTGGGGTACTCAGACATCAATGGCAATATGATGACTCGGTATCTCTCAGCAACTAACACCGTATCTATTAATGACCCTAATCGATTAGTCTATGAGCAGCCATCATTAGATGCTCTTACTAATTTTTCCATTAAACTTAATATTGAAAACCTCAATCCTGATTTTGAGCATTACAAAGTAGCAGTGGTCGAGACGACTTCTGTGGACGGAACTAAGTCTTATTACTCGGTGGGAGTGTTTCCTACTTCTCAGAGCGAGGTAGTATATAGTGGGTCTGTAAATCGAAACGAAGACAGAATATCTTCAGCAGAAATAGTTAGAGCGTTTCCTGATTACCTTAAAGCTAAGTTAGTAACGGCTACTAACAACACTTTATTGTTCGGGGACCTTGAAGCAAGACCTGACCCCAACCTTCAGCCTGTGGTAAACTTCATGGGTCAGTTTGCAAAATGGAGAACTGTTATAGCTAATGAAGACTTGTATGAAAAGTCTTTTGGTAGTTCTAATTTTAGAGGGTATATGAGAGACGAGGTGGTACCTTTTGGTATTCGATTTCTTACAACCAATGGGTATGTAACCCCAGTATACCCTTTAATATCTAGAATAGCCACGGATGCAGATAACTTCTTTGACTCAACACATCAAGCAGGATACAGCCCTACAGATGGTACTAATTCAGTTATACAACAAATAAAGTCTTCAGCCACCTATGGAGATGTGACTGCTACAGGAGCATGGGCTAGAGATGTATACTCTGTTTTAAAATACGGTAACGAGAATTGCGCTGACGTAGAAAGAATATTTAAATGGCAGTATTATAATACAGCATATCAACAGGGAGGAATCATCGATGGGTGTACTGATTTAGAACCTATTGTCATACAAAGAGATGTAAGTAAAGTATGTTCTAAGATAGAAGAAACAAAAGTAGACCCTGCTATTCCTTCTATAACTCCACTCATCTTAACTTTTCAAGAAGGTGCGGAGCTTCCTTCTTTTGGAGAAGGAGACGACTGTGTGAATGGTAATCAACGTTATCTAAACTTTGAAGAGTACGTTCAACAAAATCAAGATGTATTTAAAGACATTGTCACTGACCCTGCCTCTACAGCTAACCAAGTTAATTTAGCACAAAGGTTTATATTTGATAATTATCAGGGTACAGGTTTATTTGCAGGAGAATACCCTTGCTGCGACCCAGGTTTTCCTGATGATTGTGGGGAGGCTAGTTTGACTAATACTGTCATTGAAGCTATTTCTGCAAACGAAGACCCTTGTGTCAATGTTAAGTATTATGACTGCGATTACTACGATAGAGTAGGAATGTCTGATTTCTGTTTCCCATTTACACTAGATGACGGAGGAGACTTTAAGAGTATCAATGCGAAAGGAGAGATAGAGTTTGATAGTGGAGACAAGTTATCTTTATATGAATTCTTTGTAGGTCAAAGAGGAAAAAAGGACAGGTTTGACCTTGTTTTTGAAAGACAAACTCCTATTAGTGGAGGCATAGAGCCTTTAAATGCTACGACCTTGCCAGTAGACTTTGATGAGTACGATAGTGCCTTTTCTACTTATATTATTCCAGAATTTCCCGACATAGTATATGACGTTGACACTGATGTAATACCTATGGCTGATAACGACTTGTATCTAGACCAAGCCGTTCAATTACTAGAAAGAAACTATCTTGCTAGTTCTTTTCCAGCCACACCTGAACAGCCAGGGGGAAGAATCAAAAAACTACAATGTGTAAAGGAAAATGACATAGACTACAAAGGTATATTCATAAATGATACTACAGTTGGATTTGCTCCAAGCCCTATTTATGGGTCTAGGGGAAGAGTCCATACTAATGCTATGTGGTACAAGATAGATGTTACAAACAAAGATAAAGTATACTTCTCTTTGTCGAAAGCATCAGAGGCAGACAAACAAAAGTCCAAAAGAGACTGCTTGTGGTATACTGAAAAAGTAAGAGTATCTTTCTTTGAAAGTTTAGGTTCTGGTTCAGTACCTTTTACCGATTTAGACCATTGTGGAGGAGAAGACGATTTTAATTCTGCCTTAATAGAGATAAATACAAGTATCCACGGAGTAGTTGAGTTAGATATAAAGGCAGCAAGAGATAGACTGTCGTCCCCATTTAACGGCAACACAATATACATAGCTGTAGACAGTCCTCTCGTAAGGGTAAAACATGACGGTAATCAAAAGAAGTCTGAATTTAGAGGAAAAGGACTTGGGGGTAATCCTCACGTTAATGATGGAGGCCAATTTAAATATATTTATGCCTCTCCCACATATTGCTTTAATGTTAAAACTCAGGGCCAAGTTATTGAAGAAATAGAAGCATTTGTTGCAAACACTTCTATATCATTTGAGAAAAGTTGTTTTTTCACATCAAGCTGCCCTCTTAAAACTTATGAAAATATACAGTGCGACCCTTTTGTAAGAACAGAGGGAGCCTTTTCTTATTGGGAGTCCACAGACCAGTACCCGAATAACGAATACCTATACAACAGCACCACTAAAGACGATGGTACTGCATTATTGGTAGACTCTAACCTGATACCTGCAAGTATTCAAACAGAGTTCAGAAACACATTCACTACTGGTACTTACATGTCAGGTACGCCTTATTATAACTTAAGCTCTAATGCTAACTTCAAGTGCAAACCGATTAGACACTTTAAGTTTCCTGATTTTGCAGTATCTCCTACTTTCGGTACTGATGATGGATTGTTTTCTCAGCCAATTCCTTTTACTGAGACAAAAATATTCCCTATAGGTTTTCATATTGACAACGAGGTTGTTAAAGCATTTTTGGATGTGGCGGTGACAAATGATTTAATTACTCAAGACTTTAGAAACTCTATAACGCACTACGAAATATTTAGAGGAGACATTAAGATAAATAAATCTATTGTAGCTAAAGGACTTATGTACGA